AAAAAAAAAACAATGAAAAATGAAAAGAGTGGAGCTGAGAGCTTCGCAGAAAACATGAGAGAAAAATTAGGTCTTAACAGTCCACTTCCCAAAGAAGTAATGGATAAATTAAGAGAAGGTGTAATTGACCTTGGCAAGAAAACAGGTGATACTGATGCAGAAGATGTGTTGGATAATTGCCTGATTGAGTTGAAAAGATTAAAAGACCCTCAAAGCAAAGCTATAGTAGTTGCTTACCTGCTTGGCACTCTGCCTATGGACTTGCAGGAATTCATTGGAGACCAACAACAGAAGATTGTTGTTGGTATTACAGCTAAGAATTTGGCAAGTGAAGGTCCAGAAGCCATGTTGGATATGCTTCTTATGGGAGATATGCTTAGGGATGAAGATTCAGATGAATAATGAAATCAAAGTGAGTCTCAGTGTCACATTACAAGGTAGTGTGATGCTGAGCCAAGAGCAGGCTAAAGCTCTTGAGAAAGAAAAAGTAGGCACAGGTTATGACACTTTCAATATGATAGTAGAATGTCTTAAGGATGGCAAGAAAGATGCTGAAACCATTACTGTAAAGACCAGAAAGTGTAAGCCTGCTGGTCAATCACTCAATCTCAGTATGGATGCTTATGACTACATGACAGGAAAAGAAGCTCCTTACTTTGTGAAAGCAAAAGATTGGGAGAGACTTACTAAGAAACAGAGGCTTGAGGCACATCTCAAAAGGATATGTGAAGAGCTTGGTGGAGTGAGTTTCACCTATGCTGTATTGGATAATTAAATCATTTATAGTGTAGGTAGTATGTTATTTGTATCAATTATAGTAGGATTATTGGGTATTATCTTACTAATAAAGACTTTTGTTAGATACCTCCCTTATTTTGATTTAGTCATAAGCTATAACAAGTATATACTATTGCTATGGTATAATAAGGATGGTGGAAGAACTTACATAAAACTATTGGAACTATGAGTAAAGGGAGAGTTTTAACTAAAAAGAAGTGGAGAAATGGGCAAAGAAGGAAACCAAAGAATACCTATAGAAGTTTCAAGTTTCCAAGAACAAGCAGGTTCCATAAAGAGTTTGATGGAGTTCACTTGTCTATGAGAGATTCTTGGAAGATACCTATTGATTTAGAATGGACAAAGTATTAGAATTTATGATGAATATAATTAAAGGTTCAATATGGATAGTGGCATTCATATTAGGAATTAACTTATCTTTCGAGATGATTTCACAAGCCAACACAATGGAGAACATTGTAGGGTTCTTCTTATTAGTATTAATATTCTTGGTTTCCTACAAGACCAAATGTTTTACAACAATAAATTTAAAAAGAAAACATGAAAAGTAAGTTTTTAATTGGGCTGTTAATAGCCTTTATGGGGATGATAAGTCTATCATCTTGTGAGAGAATTGATGCTGGACATGAAGGTATTAAAGTAAGCCTTTATGGGGATGATAAGGGAGTTGGAGAAGCTGCTCTTGTCACTGGTAGAGTGTGGTACAATCCTTTTACTACTGAGATATATGAGTATCCTACTTATGTGAGAACAGTAGATTATGCTCCATTTACAGTTAATGCCCAAGATGGGTCTGAGTTTACAGTTGACCCTACTGTATCCTTGAAGATTATGGATGGTAAGTCTCCAGAAGTATTCAAGAAGTACAGAAAGCAGCTTGATGATGTTATTACAGGAACTCTGCTTAACTATGTAAAGGATGCCTTTAGAATACAGCTCAATAGTTTTACTACTGATTATATAGTAAGTCATAGAGATAGTATAGAGAAATCCATTGAAAAACATCTTAGTGAAGCATTGCATAAGGAAAACTTTCAGTTGGAACAGTTGACATCTGGTCTCAAATATCCTCAGACCATTGTAGATGCTGTAAATGCCAAGAATAAGGCTGTGCAGGAAGCAATGAGAGTGCAGAATGAAGTAGCTGTAGCTAAGGCTGAGGCAGAGAAGTTAATTGTAGCTGCTAAGGCTGAGAAGGAAGCTAATCAACTTAGAGAACAAGCTCTTACTCCAGCAATTCTTGAGAAGATGTGGATTGAGAAATGGGATGGAAAGTTACCAGTATATGGTCAAGTTCCTACAATATTTAAAGACATAAGTAAATAGTCATGACTTGGTTTATTATTGGTATAATTCTTACTATAATAATAGTGGATATTATGAAAGATACCCATTTTAAATGCTATAATGGGATGAAGGTTGTGGAGGAGTCTGAGGTAAAAATACCCTTGTGGTTTTTTATCATGATTATTCTTGTTGAACAAATTCCTGTTCTTAACATTTTACTGTTTTTGACTTTTCTTGTAGCATATTTCATATTTTCCAATATGAAGCCAGAAATGTATCTTGTTAAGTGTATCCCAAGTTTAAAGGGGGAGACTTATACAGGAAAGATTGTGATTAAAATTAAAAAGCTCTTATGCACTGAAATATAGAGCTTTCTTTCAAGTTATAGTATGAAACAAAAAGTAATTAATATTCTTATGCTCTTACTTATTGGTGGTCTATATGGTTTATACTATATGGACTATCAAGAAGAGCACAGGGAACCTGTAAAGGTGGATGTGTTGAGATTGGAACAACCAGAGTTCTTACTATCAGAGGCTCCTGATGATTATCTTATGGAGGCTTTAGAGTATTATAATGTTAAACATAAGAACATTGTATATGCTCAGGCTATTCTTGAGACAGGTCATTTCAGGTCTAAGGTCTGCAAAGAGTACAATAACTTATTTGGACTCTACGATAGTTACAAAGGTGATTATTACAAGTTTGACCACTGGAGTGAGAGTGTGGTTGCCTATCTCAATTACATACAATATAGATACAAACCCCCGGATGATTACTATCAATTTTTGATTAAAGTAGGTTATGCGGAAGACCCGCAATATGTAGAAAAACTAAAGAATATAGTAAAGAGATATGAATAGAGAACAGGCTCAGGAAGAGATAATGAATATAAGAAGTAATTCTATACTCTGTGAGTTACCTACTTCCTTTGGTAAATCTAAGATAGGTATTGATTTGGCTTTAAGGGATAATCCCAGTAGCATACTTATAGTAATACCAAGATTAGTCTTGATAAATAACTGGAAAGAGGAGTTTATCAAATGGGGACTTGAATCTTGGCTTGAAAGAGTACAATTCAGTACTTATGTAGGATTGAATAAACATGTAGAGGAAGAATGGGATGTAGTCATCTTTGATGAAGTGCAACACATGTCAGAAAGATGTAGAGAATTTGTATCTACAATGGAGATACATCATTCTATCATGCTTTCAGCTACAGTTACCAGAGATATGAAGTGGGAACTAAGTCAGTTGTTTCCTGATTTTCAATGTTATACAGTGAAGATGAAGGAGGCTATAGACAATGAAATCCTTCCTGACCCAAGAGTGTTCCTTATCCCTCTTGAACTTGATAATACACATGCTGTACATACTGTGATTGAGCATCCTAAGGCTAAGATTGTCAGGGAATGTCTGTATAAGGACAGATGGCAGTATCTTAAGGATAAATCTATTCAGGTGCATATTAAGTGTACTGAACTACAGTATGTGATAGAGTTAGGAAACAAGATAGAGTTCTGGAAGAGGCAATATATGAGAACAAGAAATGAAGGAGTAAAGACAAAATGGTTATTCCTTGCAGGTCAAAGGCTCAAATTCCTTTCACAATTAAAGAACCCTATTATCTTATCTCTTCTGGAGAAGCTGAAATCAGAAAGGGTACTTACATTCTGTAGCTCTATTGAGCAGACAGAAATATTAGGGGAAAACTGTATTAACAGTAAGAACAAAGAATCCTCTATGGTACTTGATATGTTTAATCACAAGAAGTTGGACCACATTACAGCATGTAATATGCTGAATGAAGGTATGAACCTTGTAGATTGCAGAGTTGGTTTATATGCTAATCTGAACAGCAGTGATATTATCATCAAACAAAGATTGGGTAGAATACTCAGGCACAAAGACCCCATCATTATTATCCCATACTTTAGTGGTACAAGGGAAGAGGAGTTAGTTGAAAAGATGCTTGAGGACTATAATCCAGAGTTGGTTGTGAAAACAAATTTAAGTGAAATAAAAGTATGAGAAACAGAGTTAAAATTACTAAAGCAAACTACATTGTAAATCCTGAGAAGAAGGTAGTAGTTTGTGTTCTGGAGTGTGATATGCAGTTGTGTAAGCACCCTGCATGGCAGGATATTTATCCTAATATGTGGGCTAATCTTCCACTTGTAGGAACCAATGGCACATTCAAAGTGAGAGCTATTGCAAGGTGCAATGAAGAAGATGCCTTTGATGAAGAAGCAGGTAAGAGGATTGCAGAATCCAGAGCAAAAGGTAAAGCATTTGCTACTGCTGCAAAGGTTTACAAAGAAATTGAGAAATATTTCTTGAACTGTGCTGCACTTGTGAATGAATCTGTGGAGGCTTGTGAACAGACTGTGAAAGTTGAGGAAGCTCATGTTGAATTGCTGATTGGATAGTAGTATGACAATCTCATTGAATGACAAGGTTATTAAGAAGAGTGGGGTTTCTCTTGGAGAGGTCTTGCTTATGATAGCTATTCAAAACAATGTAGATTTCAATGCTGCTGAAAGTGAGTTGAAGAGAAAAGGACTTATCAGTACAAGTTATGATAGGGAAACACATCTTCCTGTAGGGTTATTTGTAACTTCTATGGGAAATAATGTAGTCAATAATATCATTCTTGACTCCGATAAGTCTGTGGGGACTGATGACTTCAATCAAAGAATTGAAGCATTAGTACCTCAACTTCAATCCATTTATCCAGAAGGAAAGAACTTTAACAATCAGTATTGGAGAGGGAATAAAACTGACATTAAGAGGAAGTTACAGACTTTCTTTAAGAAGTATGGGAATGATTACACTGATGAACAAATCATCAATGCAACTCAAGCCTATGTTTCTGGCTTCAATGGAGAGTATAAGTTCATGAGATTGCTTCAATATTTCATTTGGAAAGAAGAGGTAAAGGATGGTACTAAAGTACCTATCTCAGAGCTGGCTAATTACATTGAGAATGCAGACCAAACCAATGAAATGAGTGTTGATTGGACATCTACATTAAATTGATATGGAAGAGAAGGATTCATTTGATAGGGCACTGGAGAAGTTAATACTCCGAAGACAGAGGATACTGGATGGCAAGATAAATTGTATTCCATTGTCTTTCCCAAGATTAAGAGTGTGGCTCCCAGGAATAGAGAAAAGAAGGTATAACATTATTACTGCAAATCAAAAGGTTGGTAAATCAAAACTTGCTGACTATATGCTTGTTTATGAACCCTTCTTCTATGCAATTGAGCACCCTGACCAACTAAGGTTGAAGATACTCTATTTTACCCTTGAAATGGGTAAGGAAGAAAAGTTCTATGAATTCTTATGTCACCTGTTATTCAGGCTTGATAGAATAAGAATAAGTCCAACTGACTTGAAGAGTACTTCTGCTGATAGACCAGTTCCTCAAGAGATATTAGACTTACTTGCATCTGAAAGGTATGTAACATATATTCAGAAGTTCAAGGAGACTATAATCTATATTGACTCTGAGAGAAATCCTACAGGAATCAACAAGTATTGTAGGAATTTTGCTTTGAGTAGAGGAAAGTTCCACTTCAAGAAGGTTATCATGAAGAATGAAGCTGGACTTGAGGAGGAAAGAGAGGTTATAGACTTTTATGAACCAGATGACAAGGATGAATATGTTGAAATTATCTTAGACAACTATTCAAATCTTATGCAAGAGAGTGGTATGAACAAAATGCAGACTATTGAGAAGATGAGTAAGTATTTCATCACTCAGAGAGACCAGTTTGATTTCAATATCACTGCAATCCAGCATCAAGCTCAGGCTCAGGAAGGAATTGAGAATCAGAAGTTGAATAAGATGATGCCTTCCTCAGATGGTCTTGCAGATTGTAAGACTACCACCAGAGATGCAAATCTGGTGCTTGGTTTATATAGTCCATTTAAGTATGGTCTAAGGGAATATGAAGGTTATGATGTGACCAAATTCAAAAACAATATAAGGTTTATGCAGGTTATTGAGGATAGAGATAATGGAGCAGGAGGTCAAATATGTCCATTGTTCTTTGATGGAGCAGTGAGTACATTTACTGAGCTTCCACTACCCAATAATAAGCCTGAACTGGAGAGATGTCTTGAGTATATTGAGACAGTTGTAAGAAGGAGGACTAACTATACTTTCATGAATGTCTCTATAAGAAAAGCCAGAGTAAGAAAGTGGAAGATGAATTTGCATAGGTTGATTAAATTGATTACCTTTGCAGACTAAATTTTAAATAAGAAGAATGAAAGCATTGATTTTAGCTAAGTCAGGTTTTGGTAAATCAACCTCTATTGGAGAGATACCAGAGCTTGGATTGAAAGGGTTGGACCCTAAAGTAACTTATTTGATAAGTTGTGTGAATAAACCTTTACCTTTCAGGGGTGGTGGAAGTAAGTATCAAGTTACTACTCTTAAGGAGATTGGTAAAGGTAACAGGATTATAACCAATGATGCGAAAGAAGTTGCTCAAATCATTGAGATGTTAGCCAGTCCTCAATCCCCATTCACCAATATAGTACTGGATGATATGAATTATATCAGTCAGGATTTCTATATGAAGAATGCAATGAAAGGTGGTTGGGACACTCCTAAACAGATTGGTTATGGAATGGGGTTAATCTTTGATGCAATCAATCTTGTGCCAGAAAATAAGAACATGATTTGTCTTGCTCATTATGAGGAATATAAAGACAAGAATGGTGATAGTATCTCTTATAAATATAAGAGTACTGGTAACATGGTTGACTCATATATTACTCCTGAGGGTAAGTTTGAAGTGGTTCTTTATGGTAAATCTTCCTTTGATTCCAAAGAGAAGAAATCCATCAGAGAATTTGTTACCAATGATGATGGAGTATATCCTGCAAAGAGTCCTGTTGGCATGTTTCCTCTATATATTCCCAATGATTTGGGTCTTGTAGTTGAGAAAGCACAGGAATACTATGGGTAGGGATGAAGTAGTCAGGATTAGTAGGCTTGTAGCCTTTGGTGGACTGACTGAAATGGATGTAAATATTCTATTAATGAATTACTGTTTGGAGCATGATAAACCTTATTATGAAACAACAGTATTCATTACTTTCCTTTTAAAGAATGGAATGTTTGAGCCTTTCTTTATGGAAGCATTAGGATATTATGAAAGAAAATACACCATAAATAAACTTCAAAGTAAGCCCAATGAAATAGGGCAAAGACAAATAATTTTTATAAATTGAACATTATGAAAGAGTTAAGTAGATTTGAGTTGGCTATTGTAAAGAGAACAGCCCAGAACACTAAGAGTTTGAGAACCAAAAGGGACAAACTGGTAGAGAAGATTGAGAAAGCACAGGAAGAATTGACTACAATCAATGAAGCCATTGAAGGCTTTGAAGCTCCTATCAAGACTATGACTGGTGGTTTCACTTCTGAGGAAGTTCTTGCTGGTATCATGGCAGTAGCAGAAGCAACAGAAGCAGCTCCAGAAGGAGAAGTTTCAGAAGAGACTGTAGGAGAGGTAGAAGTACCTGCATCTGAGGCAGTTGCATTGGCAGAGGAAGTTGCAGCAGAAGAAGCTGTAGAAACATCTGCAAATCCTTTTGGAGAGGGCAGTGATGATATGCCTTTCAAAGATTAATCACTAAAAATCAGTAGTTTAAGATGAAGAATTTAAACAAAAGTTTCATGGCTGTTAAGGTAGGTAAAGAATCAGTTGAAGGTTCTTTCAAGATGTACAAAGGTATGGCTGCATTCAATATTGTAGCTGTAAATCCTACTAAGGCAGAATTAGAAGCTCTCACAGGTAGAGAGATTGAGAATGACCCTGAATATGTTGGTAAAACTGATGAAGGTAAGGAACAGGTAAGGGTGGTATTCTACGCAAAGACTGCTCCTGATGCTAAGTTGAACAATGGCATTGAATTGCTTATTCCTATCAGCTTTATGCTGACTAAGGATTATAAGGTTGGTCAGACAAGTGGTAAATATCAGATTATTGATAAGTTTGGTAGAACTGCATGGGCTACAAAAGAAGAAGTACAGTCCAAGTCTATTCCACAATACTCTTCTGGACCAGCCAATATCAGTGCTGACTATAGACCTGCATGGCAGGGTGAGGAATTCTTGATTGACTTCCTTATTCAGTGGTTGAATATTCCTAATCCTGCCAACTATAAAGATGGTAAGTGGATTATGAAGGAAGACCCCTCTGACAGTGAGGTTTCTCTGGATATGGCAGCTCTGTTCAAGGGTGATGTAAAAGAGCTTAAAGAGCTTGTTACTCTTGCTGCTGCATATACAGTTAAAGGTGCAGTAGGTATCAGAACTGTAGATAATGAGAATGGTACAAGACAGTATCAGGCTGTATTTACAAGGAAGTTTGCTAAGAATGCTGCAACAGATTACAGTAGGATTGATGCTGCAATCACTGAGTTTCAGAATGCAGGTGGTGCTCCTAATACAGAGTTCTCTACACAACCTTTGCATGAAAATGTAGTAGAAGCTACTTCATTTGCTGCACCCACTGCTGACAATGACCCATTAGGAGCAGCAACAGCTCCTACAGCAACTCCTTGGGGTTAATAACATAAAGATTTAGAATTATGGCTATTAGTATTGGTAACCCTAATATCAGATTAGAAGAGATTTTATCAAAGGTATCAGAGTTAGATATTCTGAACTATTATTTTGGAGTAGACAAGATACCAACAATTATATCAAGTCCATTAAGACCTGATAACCATCCATCCTTTGGTTTTTATAGCATAGATGGTCAGAAGATACATTGGACAGACTTGGCTACAAAAGATAGAGGAGGAACATTTGATTTATTAGGTAAGTATTGGGGGGAGAGTTACAATGATGTGCTTGCACATGTTTGGGAGGACTTACCCAAGATTACTAAGACTAATGGCTATAGTGCATTAGGTAAACCTAAGATTGTCACTACTAAGGAGTACAGTTCTAACCTTGATTTACAATGTAAGACAAGGGAATGGAGAGAGTATGACCTTGAGTATTGGGCTTCATTTGGTATCACTTTGGAGTGGTTGAAATATGCTGACATTTATCCTATATCCTATAAAATAATCATAAAAGGAGAAACCAGAATGGTCTTTCCAGCAGATAAATATGCTTATGCTTATGTAGAATATAAGGAAGGAAAAGTCACTTTAAAGATATATCAACCATTCAATCAGAAAGGATATAAGTGGTCCAACAGGCATGATAGGTCAGTAATTAGCTTATGGACTAAAGTACCTGAATTTGGGGATAAGATATGTATCTGTTCCTCAATGAAAGATGCTTTATGTCTATGGGCAAACACTGGGATACCAGCATTGGCTATTCAAGGAGAGGGCTATGGTATTAGTGATACTGCTGTTAATGAACTCAAAAGAAGATACAAGGAGGTATTTATCTTATTGGATAATGATAAAGCTGGTCTCATAGATGGAGAGAAACTATCAGCATCCACTGGGTTCACTAACATAGTATTGCCACATTTTGAAGGAGGAAAAGATGTCTCAGACCTCTATAAAACAATAGGAGACAAAGAACAATTCAGAGAAATAATTTTAAGCCTATTTAATAGGTAATGTTTTATCACTAAAAAAAAAAAATCATGGAATTTAGAAAAGTAACCATCATCAACAACAAAACTCAGTCCCAAAAAGTTATTCAAGCATCTACTGCAACTACACTGGGTGAGTTGAAAAGAGAAATGAGAGAAGCAGGTATTGAATATGAAGGAATGACATTCTTTGAAGGTCATTTGAGAGCAGAATTGAAAGATGATGCTTCTATCCTTCCTACCAACATTCCTTATAAAGGACAGGTAGTAAATGATTTGACATTCCTGCTGACTGCACCTGAGAAGAAAATCAAGTCTGGTGCAATGTCAAGGGCAGAAGCCTACAATGCAATCAAGGCAAGAGGCTTGCAGGATGAATGTGTGAAAAGGTTTGGAAAGAACTTCACCATGTGTAAAACTCAGGACTTGATTGACCTGTTGGGTGAAGGTGCTCCTGCAAAAGAGGAGAAGAAAGAAGTTGTGAAAGAAAAACCCGCAAAGAAAGAAGTAGCAAAAGAACCTGTAAAGGAAGAAAAACCTGAGGTAACTGCAACTTCTGAGGGTAATGTTGCAGGTGCATTGGAAATCCTGTTGGAAGACCTCTATGGCAGTGATGTCATTGAAGAAGGTACTTATGACAGGGCTATGGCTGTATTGAAAGGTACAACCTACAAAGCACCTGAGAAGATGTCAAAGGCAGAAATCAACAAGATGTTTGACTTTGTTCATTAAGTAGAAACCAGTGAGGGAGGAGGCTGAATAAGCCTTCCCCCTCATTTTTTTTATCATGCAATGACCGAAGAAATAAAGAAACAAGTCCATGAACTATATGATAGTATCATGGAAAGACCAAATCAAATCCTACAGTTCTTTCAAGACTTCTTTGGTGAAGGGAGAGTAGATATGCAGGGTTTTCCTACTGAGGATGGATTATATACATACCTTAGTGTAACTCCCTTGGGAACATTCATGGAATGGAGTAATATAGTAGATTCTTCTGCTTACCAAAATATGAATAAAGAGGACCGAGATATAATAAATCTCTTTTGGACAGCAGAAGGTGCTAATAATGGAACTGTTGTAAGTGACTCTGCATTGGCTAAATATTTCTTGCCAATAATAAAGGAGAAGATTGCTAATACTATGTTCAATGACTTATTTATTCTTATTTATTTTCCTACAGTAAGGATTACAAATGAGTATGATAAGTATGTTGATATTAAGGAGTTATGGCTTAAAGTTCCATTTAATTGGCAGGGAAAAGGTAAGGGATATTTTGGAGTGAACAGGTCTAATTATCCACTAAACCACTTTAAGGGAGGGTATATGCACAGTCATGTATCTTCTATTCCAAGAAACAACTTTGAGAATTTCCAAACACCTTGTACTGGTAGAGGACCTATCAATTCTTCTCTTTCTACATTAGCTATAGGATATGATGGAGCCATTTGGCAGTTATTATGTCTGGAGCTTGATAGGTATGTAAGAGTAGAATCTATTGATGGAGTTCCACACCACAGACTTGAGAATATTTCTGCACCAGAGATGGGAGATGCTAAAGATAAATTCTCTATGCAATCTCTTATAGGTGCGGTTCCTTGGAATAGTGTCTTTGGAAGAGAGCAATTCAAGCTATTCATTAAATACCTTCTGGAGACTAAGAAGATTAGATTTAACTATAGTAATGGAAGTTATGGATTAGGAATGTCCTTCATTGATGCAGTGGTTCTTATCAGTAATGAATTTATTAGCTGGTATAATACTGAATATAACAAGCATACTTTTGATATTAGTTATACTGACCTTGTTAGTAATAGTATTATCAAGGAGTGTATTATAACCAATGGTAAAGTCTATATACCAAGAGCAGTAAGAAGGGGTAGTAGTGATGACTATCAGAGATATGTAGGAAAGAAAATCTGTACATTCAAAGGTAGGGAAATTACCTTGACTATTGATGGAGTACTATCCTCAGAGGAGGAGTCTCTTAATAGAACGAGGATACTGAATTTACAATATATTGAAGCTATTGTATGTAGCATGTTGAGAATATTAAATTATGGGTATGGAAGAGAAGAAAGAAGTGAAACCAGTGCTGGAGTTAGTCCACAGACAGGATATATTTAAGATTGTCATTCCAGCAGAGGTTGAGAAAAAGATAAGATTTTTATGCAAGAACATCTGGGATGTAGAATGGTCAGGTGTATTGTTCTATAAAGTTGAGGGAGCTTTTGAAGATAAATCCCTAACTATAAGATGTGTGGATTTGTTCCAAATGGACATTGGTACAAGTGCATATACTGAGTTCAATGTATCTCCTGATATGGCTACATATATGGTAGACCATCCTGAATTATTGGAAGAGGGGATATATCAAGGATTAATCCACAGCCATAATAACATGGCTACTTTCTTTAGTGGCACTGATACTGCTACTCTAAGTGCAGAAGGTAATGATATGGCTCACTTTGTATCCTTGATTGTGAATAATGCAGGTAAATATACTGCTGGTGTTACAAGGAAGTACAAATGTGTACAGACTGTATCTGAGAAATACACTTATCCTACTTGGAATGGTGAAGTGAGAGAGGGAGTAGAGACCTTTGATATTGAAGAAGAGAAACTTGAATGGTTCAATTTGGATATAGTATTTGAGGATGCAACTGATGACTTTGAGACTGAAATGATGGAGAGGCTTAAGGAAATCAAAGAGTCTAAGAAGAAGGCTATTACTCCTGTATATAAAGGTGGTTATCCTCAATATGGTAACTATGGAAAGAACATTGCCCCAACCAAGGAAGTGTGGAGTACATTTCCTATGGATAAAGATAAATACTATGGGGAAGAAGGAAGAGGCTGGTATAAAGCTAATGAAGCTAAGCAATTACCTGTTAAACAAGGTGAATTGCCTTTTGACCAGCCTGAGGAAGAGAATCTTGACATTCCTTATGGTGTTGTAACAGTAGATGAAGACATAGTGCAATCTATTGTAAGGCAACTTGTTACATCAAGTATTATCATTTCAAATGAAAGTGCAGTTGATGTCAAGAAGTGGGCTAATTCTATGGAGAGTCTTTATAGAAGAAGGTTTGGAAGTGTCAAAGAGTTTGAATACTTTGCATCAAACTATGTAGATTATCTTATCAATTATACCTATGATGAAGATGTCATGGCAGTTATTAATAATGATGATTCTACTATGGCTGCATTATTGGCACATGATGTAAGAGAAGAGCTTGAGAAATTACCAAAGAATCCTTGGTTAAGTGTTTATATCAAATTAATGGATGATTATATTATTTGATTATGGAAGATGAAGTATTAGAAAGTGCTATAAACCAAATGGTTGATGAACATTTGGAGACTGTTCATTCAGGGACTCCAGAAGAGAGTTTAATGTATAGTCCTGCATCTGAGTTAAATGGAGCAGTAGCTCTATTAATGAGTGGTGATTGGGAAATTATTCATGAGGAGCAACATGCAAGTGGTGCTTATTTAGTAACCATTGGTGCAGTGAATGTAGAAACTCCTATGGTTGATAGAACTCTTGTAGTAACATTGGATGGGTCTAATCTGTTGCGTGATGCTCAGAATACTGAGGATGCTCCTGTAGAGATTGATGAACAAGGAGAAGCATTACTTGAAGCTGCATTAGCTGCTGAGGAAGTAGTGATTCCACCCAATTCAGGTAGTTTGCTTGTAGATGAAGCTACAAGTAGATTCAGTGGAGCTATCTGGTATAGTGCCATTCAGTCTAAGACTATTACATTAGCTGGTGTAGGAGGTATTGGAAGTTATGTTGGTTTCCTACTTGCAAGACTAAAACCTGCTGGACTATATTTATATGACCCAGATATAGTTGAACAGGCTAATATGTCTGGTCAATTGTATGGTAGTGGTGACTTAGGACAAGCAAAGGTTAGCTCCCTTCATAGGATGTTACAAGTATATGCAAACTACTATAACAGTGTAGCATATCAAGAAAGATTTACTGCTGAGAGTGAAGCTACAGATATTATGATTTGTGGCTTTGATAACATGGAAGCAAGGAGCCTGTTCTTTGATAAATGGCTTGAGCATGTAGGTAATAAACCTAAGGGAGAGAGGTCTAAATGTTTATTCATTGATGGTAGATTGGCAGCAGAAGAATTTCAAGTCTTTGCTATTCAAGGCAATGATGAAAGAGCTATAGTTGAATATAAGAATAGATGGTTGTTCAGTGATGCAGCAGCAGATGAAACTATCTGTAGCTACAAACAGACAACATTCATGGCAAATATGATTGCATCAGTAATGGTTAATCTATTTGTAAACTTCGTGGCTAATGAATGTAACCCTATTATAGATAGGGATGTGCCTTTTATGACTCAATATTCTGCTGATACAATGTACTTTAAAGTAGAAATGTAATGGCAATAAGTGTACAATTAAATAGGCAACTTCATGATGTATTCTTGAATAGAGGTGCTCTTCAATCCCCAAACCATATTAAACCTAATCTTGCATTTGAAAACCATAATGTATTCAATCTATTCTTAAGAGTAGATATTAGTGGACCAGAGATTGATGTTCCACTAATGTGTAAGTACAAGGTTGAGGAAGGGTTATTGAGTAACTACAATCAGCCTAATAGTTTAAAGGAAATGGCTGTTGCTTTATTTGAGAATAGTTATCCTCAATCAAGAAGAACTGCAAATGCAATCTTCAAGACATTCCAGATGAATGATAATAGAGACAGGCTTATGAAGATTACAACTAACACTGGTGAGGTGTATTATGGTGGTAATGGTTATATTCTTGACAAAGATTATAACATATTAATACTGTACACACTTCATGGAGTTATGGAGGATAGAATTCTACACTACAAAACTGGTAGAATCTATGTGAATCCAAAGGTCTTTGTAAGTAATGGTATAGTTGAAAAGGGTATTATTAAGACAGTCATTCCTGCATTTGTACAGGAGGGTATCATGGTAGATACAAACAATATTGGAGTTACTGCTCAGGATATTAATATTGCTATAAGGAATCAAAATGGCTTTGTTACCCAAGTAATTGAGCCATTGCCTGAGATAATAGTAGCTGATGTGACTGATAGGTTCATAGTAAGACCTAAAAAACCAACTCCCTCTACATTCAATAATGATGCTATGAATGATTACCTTCTGGAGCATCTTGATAAGGTTGTACAAATGACCTATATATCATGACATTTGAGGAATATTTTGGTGGATGGGTAAGGGTTATAGATACAAAAGAATTAAATAAGGTAGTAGGACAGGTAAGTTTAATTAAAAGAGATTTACTTTGTCCTGCATATTCTGATATATTTAAGGCTTTTAATCTATGCCCTTACAATAATCTTAAAGTTGTAATGATAGGACAAGACCCATATCCCCAAAAGGATGTGGCTACTGGTGTCCTGTTTGGAAACAAGGAGGGGACTAAATTATCTCCTTCTCTTGAAATAGTTAAAGAGGCTTGCATAAACTTTGAAATTCCACATAATAGTATTATCTTTGACCCCACTTTAGAGAGTTGGGCTAAACAGGGAGTACTAATGATTAATTCTGCATTAACTTGTGAAGTAAATAAAGTAGGTAGCCATACAATGATGTGGAGACCTTTCATGACCAAGTTACTAAAGAATTTATCAGAGTGGCAGACTGGTATTATATATGTTCTATTTGGTGAACAGGCTAAAACACTTAAACCTTACATTAATAAGAACACTAATATAATACTGGAAGAGAAGCATCCTGCATACTATGCAAGGCAAGAGGAAAGGATGCCATCTACTGTATTTAAAGAAGTAAGCAAATTAACTAAAGAAAAATATGGAGAGCCAATCATTTGGTTCCAAGAATATTAATTAAAAAAAAAAGAAAAGTATGAAGAAACTTATTTTTGTGAAGACTGGTAAGGAAGTGGAAATGGGTAATACATTTGCCTTTGGAATGAACAGTGCTTATGGTTTCATGCCATTTTACACTGTAGTTGTCTGTGAGGAAAGTATTCCATTTCTTATCAAAGAAGGCATAATTAAGGAAGTGGAAAATGAAGAAATTCCCACAGAACCCTACTTCTACATAAAACATCTTGCTGACAGAATTCATTGGAATGTAGAGAATCTAAGAAAATACCTTAGTAATCTATATACAATCTATCCTGCTGCTGTATTTTCAATTATGTTAAGAGAGGTAGCTATTGTACTCGATGAAAAATATGATAATCACATTGAGAACAGTAAGGAGATTTATGTCATTAGTTGCCTCAGTGGAGAGATAACAAAGGTCAAGGACTTGAATAAAATCAAGAACTTCAAGAATTTTGCTGCATTCAGGACATTGGATGATGCTCTTGCAGCTAAACATATTTTGAGAGACCCTATGAAACAATTATTTAAGAGAGGTGGAAAACAGGAGAATTAGGAATGCCACTCCAGAAGTGTATGGTAATATAAAGTTTAAATCCAGAATTGAGGCAATGGTCTATAGGACCTTGCTTCAACATGGGTTTGAACCTGAATATGAATCTCATACTTATACAATCTGGGAAGGATTTAGACCTACTGTACCCTTTTACACCCGTAATAAAGCTAAGGCTACAATACTAAACCTTAAGAAGCTAATTAATATTACTTATACCCCAGATTTCTACATGGAGTATCAAGGCTTAAAGGTAATTATTGAAGTAAAAGGACAGGTCAATGATGTGTTTCCTTACAAATTTAAGATGTTCAGGAAACATATAGAGAATTTGCCAGATAAAGAAAATTATCTTATCTTTGAGGTCTTTACTAAGAAACAACTCTTAGAATTTATTCAAATTATTAAAGATGAAAGCCATAGAAAGAATGAGGAAATTGCTCAACAGTTTACCCAAGAGTGATATAACTTTAGGTGAACAGTTTATTCAGAGCAGAGATTTTGAGTCACTCAAGGACTTAGTAGATTCAGCAATATTCAAGACAAGGAAGAATATCAAGAGTGAAAATCCTAAACAAGAGTACCTTGATGTAGACTTGACAGAGTTAAGTAATTTAAAGGCTGAGGTAGATGTATATTTAACCCAGCTTGAAGTTCCCAGTAATGAATGGGAAGAAGACATAGAGGGGGAATACTATGATGAAGAGTATTAAAGAACTATCTTGGAATGTAACAGAGGAAGAGTACAGGAAAGACCCTGCAATCAGTTACTCTACATTATCAAGATTTGAAAGGGAAGGATGGAGAAATCTCAGTTCTCTCTTTGATAAGGTGGATAGTCCAGCATTATTATTTGGTAGTGCAGTGGATTGTATGCTTACTGATGGGGAACAAGCCTTTGCTGAAAGATTCATTGTATGTGAATTTCCTAATCTATCAGATAACCTGATAAGTATTACCAAAGTATTATTCTCCAAGTATGGAGATACACACAGAAGGGTAGATACTATTGATGATGAAGTGATTAGTAGTGTGGCTGTAGCCAATGGATATTATGCAGGAGACTCTTATAAAGCTACCAGAATAAAGAAGGTAAAAGAGAGTTGCAATGAGTATTATTCACTACTTGCACTGGCAGGAGATAAGACTATATTATCCCAAAAGGATTATAATGATGTCTCTCTGTGTGTTGATGAATTAAGAACCAACTCAATAACCAAGGACTTCTTTTATATAGACCCTTGGAGAGATGATATTGAGAAGGTGTTTCAATTGAAGTTCAAGGCTGAATGGAATGGAATACCAGTGAGATGTATGTTTGATGAACTTATTGTGGACCACCATAATAAGATTATCTATCCAATAGACTTAAAGACTACTGGGTATCCTGAGGAGAACTTTCAAGACTCCTTTGCTCACTGGAGATATGATATTCAAGCTAAGCTATATACATACATTCTTCAAGAGTGTATCAAGAGAGACCCCTATTTCAGTGAGTTCAAGATTCAGCATTATCAATTCATTGTTATCAATAGAAGAACAATTGCTCCTATTGTGTGGGAATTCTATGGGAATTTTGGTATGGTAGATTTAAAGGATGAAACAGGTAAGGTATATAGGGATTGGAGGAAGATTCTTACAGACCTAAATTATTATCTCACTAATCCTAACTTGAAATATAGTAAGGAAGTGATGGCAAATGATTGTATTATGGAAATAAAGAATTTAGTACCAGCATGACAGAGTTAGAATATTTTAAAGGGGATGAACTGGCAGCCTCAACTTGGAGAAATAAGTATGCAGCAGAGGGAGAGCAAACTCCTGATGATACACACAGAAGATTAGCTAAGGAATTTGCAAGAGTAGAAAGTGATTATCATTGGAAAGGGTCAAATAGAATGAAATTGTCCAATTATGGATACCAAAGACCTAATCTTGATGAAGAGGCTATCTATCAGTTATTCAAGGACTTCAAGTATATTATACCTGGAGGTTCAGTTATGTCTGGTTGTGGAACTGGAGCATTGGTAAGTCTTAGTAATTGCTTTGTAATAGGCAGTCCAAAGGACAGTTATGCAGAGATAATGAAGACAAGAAGTCAACAAGCCCAACTTATGAAGAGAAGAGGTGGAGTTGGTTATGACTTATCTCAGCTTAGACCAAGAGGAGCTAAGGTTAATAATGCAGCAAGGTCTTCAACTGGTGCAGCATCTTTTATGGATGTATGTTCAGATATAACCAATGAAGTAGCTCAGAATGGAAGAAGAGGTGCTCTTATGTTGAGTATGAGCATTAATCATCCTGATATTGAGGAGTTTATAACCAAGAAACAAGACTTAGCTAAAGTTACTGGAGCTAATATATCAGTGAAGGTTACTGATGAATTCATGCAAGCAGTAATGGAAGATAAGGATTACATTCTTAGATTTCCAGTAGATGAATCTGACCTTTCTTACAAAGAGACAGATGAGTTTGGTAATACTGTGTGTATTCAGTATAATGAGTTCTTTGATGGTAAGAGAGAGTATAACAAACTATATTCAATAGGAAAGGGAAGATTCATTAAGCTAATTAAAGCAAGAGAGTTATGGGATACTCTCATGCACTGTGCTTGGAATACTGCTGAACCAGGGATTATGTTTGAAGGAGCAATGCACAACTATTCTCCTGATGGTGTATATCCTGACTTCAAGATGGTTGGAACTAATCCTTGTGGTGAAATACCAATGGGTCCATTTGATAGCTGTAGGTTGATTCATATTAACTTGAGTAGTTATATTGTAGACCCATTTACAGATAAGGCTCACATTGATGAAGAGTTACTCTATATGCACTCTTATGAGGCTATGAGATTGGCTGATGATTTGGTTGATTTGGAGATTGAAGCTGTTGATAAGATTATTGATACAGTGAAGAATGATACTGATGATACTGAGTTTAAACTATGGAGTAAAATCAAGGAGACTGCTATTCAAGGGAGAAGAGCTGGCTTAGGTTTCACTGGCTTAGCTGATGCAATAGCTATGTTAGGTTTGAAGTATGACTCTGATGAAGGGATTAGTCAAGTTGAACAACTAATGAAAGTTATGTACAAAGGTCAGCTTGATAGTAATATTGATATGGCTATTGAGAGAGGTTCATTCCCTGCTTGGGATTCTGTTGTAGAAGCAGAATCTAATTCAGATTGGCTAAAGTTTATAAGAAGTAACTATCTTAAAACTTGGCTTAAGATGGCTCAGTCTGGTAGAAGAAACATCAGTTGGTCCACTGTGGCTCCTACTGGAACTGTAAGTATCATGGCTGGTACAAGTAGTGGTATTGAGCCTGTATTCATGCCTTTCTATCAAAGAAAGAGAAAGTGTATGTCTGAAAGTGACAGGGTAGATTATGTAGATAAAGTAGGTGAGAAATACACTCTGTTTACAGTAGTTCATCCTAACTTGAAGAGATGGGCAATAGAAACTATGAACTATAGTGAGTCAGAAGTCAATGAATGGAGTTTAGGAGCATGGAAGGAAGTCTGGAAGGAAAGTCCTTATTATGGTTCTACTGCACCAGAGATTGATTGGAGACAGAGAGTTAAATTACAAGGAGTAGTTCAAAAGTATATTACTCACAGTATCAGTAGTACAGTTAATCTGGCTAAAGAAACTACAGAAGAGGAGATTGCTGACATCTATATTGAGGCATGGAAACAAGGATTGAAAGGTATCACTATTTATAGAGATGGGTGTAGGGAAGGTGTATTGACTCAGGTTGAGAAACCTAAGACTATTGAAGGAAGACAAGCTCCCAAGAGACCTAAAGAACTTGAGGCTGATGCTTATTTGATTAAAGCAAAAGGTGAACAATTCATTATCTTGGTGGGTATGTTAGAATCTAAACCTTATGAAGTCTTTGCATTCAGACCAAGGAATCCTATCAGTTTTAAACCTCATAAGGGTGTTATAACTAAAGTAAGTAAGATGCACTATAGCTTTACATCAGATGTCTTTCATATAGACAATCTTGAGTTAGCTAATGAAAATGTTGAGGAGAATGCAGCTACTTTGTATTCATCTATGTTATTAAGACATGGGGTAGATATTAAGTATATTGTCAAGACTGCAAAGAAGGTTAATGACAATATCACTTCATTCAGTTCAGCTATGTGTAGAGTACTTAGTAAGTATATCCCTAATGAGGAAATCAAGGGTGAGGTATGTCCTGATTGTGGTGGAACATTAGTAAGAGAAAATGGGTGTGTCCACTGCTCTTCCTGCGGCTGGAGCAGGTGCAGTTAGGTTGTATTATTAGTATAAATAATTTATTTAAACTCTTGTTACATTCAACTTTTATATTTATCTTTGTATAAACTTAAATTACAAAGAAATGATAAAAGAGGAAACAATTACAAGGTATGATGAATTAGAAATTGATAAGAAATATCAAGAAGGCATGTCAACTACAGAGATTTGCAAGACCTTTAAAATCAGTTGGAATCAACTCCATCAATATTTTATTATAAAAGGTGTACAGACAAGACCTGCTAAAAGAAGGGAGAGTTTAAGACCAAAAGCACCTGTAGGTAGAAAATTTGGTTTGTGGACTGTTGTTTCTGATGAGGTTAAATCTGGAAGTCAAGTATCTCCTACTTCTAATTCAAGAAATTTATACTGGTTGGTTCAATGTGAGTGTGGTGAACTTGCTTGGAGAAATTCAGCAGTTATACAATCTGGAAAATCTACAAGGTGTAAAAAGTGTGGTAATAAGGTTTATATAGGTGAAAATGGAGTAGCTAAGGTTAATTCTATTATATTATCAAAGTATAATCAAACTATACAAGGGCTTCCTACAAGAAAACATAGGGGTAGGAAGCCTGAATTAACCTTTAATATATCTGTAGAATACCTTAATAACTTGTATGAAGAGCAAAACCATATTTGTGCTTTGTCTGGGGTATCTTTGGAGCCTGACTTAAATCTTACTATGCAGCAGCAAAATATGTCTATAGACAGAATTGACTCTAACATAGGGTATGAGGAAGGTAATATTCAATGGGTAGACAAAAGGATTAATATGATGAAGGGTTCTCTAAGTAATGAAGAGTTTATAGAATTATGTACTAAAGTTGCTGAATATAATAAATTAATTAAAGAACAAAATAAAAATGAAGATTAAAGTAAAAGAAATAACAAAAGGTTGTTTTCCTGTAAGGAGTGAAGAGGGTATGTCAGACTGCTATGATTTATTCTTGGCAGAAGATGTAGTCTTAAAGAAAGGAGAGTTAGGTATATTCAAGTTGGGAGTAGCAATGAAACTCCCTAAAGGAATGAGGGCTACTGTTTGGAGTAGAAGCAGTACTCCACCTAAATGGAGTGTGCAAATTGCAAACAGTGCAGCTATTATGGATAATACCTATAGTGGTGATGAAGATGAATGGAGAGTAGAATTACTTGCATTTAAAGCTATTACCATTCCTAAAGGAACAAGGGTATGTCAATTTGAAGTTGTGCCTTCTCAATTTGCTACTGTATGGCAGAAATTAAAATGGCTATTATCATCAACTCTACTTCTGGAGCCTGTAGAGACTCTTGGAGCAAATAGTAGAGGTGGTATTGGGCAGACAGGAAAGTAATCACTAAAAAAAAAACATGAAACATGGAGTTTGTATGGAAAATTGTAGCAATGATAGTGGTACTGGCTTGTGTAGCCATTATTGCTGGAGTTGTTAATCTAATAATGAATAGAAGGAAGATAGACCCTAAAGTGGGCAGAATTTCATTTAGAGAGTCTATGGATTTGGTTGAACTGCCAATTGTCACATTTATGAACAATGGTAAGAAATTAAACTTCCTTCTTGATACTGGTGCATCTTATTCTTCAATTAATGAGGCTGCTCTGGAAGGGTTATCTTATGTAGAGACTGGAGAGAGTGGAGGTCATTTTGGAATAGAGGGTACTATCCAAGAATCTAAGTATGTAAGAATGAATGTAGGATATAGAAGTCAGAGCTATGAGGATGATTTCCAAGTAGTAAACTTGAGTCAAGCATTTGGTAATATCAAGCAAGAGTTTGGTATTAACTTACATGGTATTATTGGAAATACTTTCTTTCAGAAGTATAGGTATGTACTGAATTTTGATGAATTAGTAGCATATTCAATGGTATGAAAGACTTAATAGAGTTAAAATCAAGGTATGAAGAACATAACTATCTTAGGAAATTAGCTAAACCAGATGGTAGTGAATCAAGGACTTATATGTTGAAGACTTCTACATATACTATGAGGAGTGGAATGACAGATAAGAAGAAAAAGTTCATAGACCCATCAGGAGGTCCAATGATAGTTGAGGGAGAATATCTTGAGGAAGCTGGGGCAGTAGTTAAATCTATAGACCATGTAATGGGTCAAGGTTATGCTATTACCTTTGAAGTCACACCAGAGGAAGAGAAAGAGTTGATTGATGCAATAGTGAATATATGATTGAAGGTGTTATTTATTGCTATACCTCACCATCAAATAAGTGTTATATAGGGCAAACTATTAACAGAAAACTTAGAAGGTTAGAACATTTATCTCTTGCAATTAGGGGTAAAGGTTTTGCATTTCATAGAGCTTTAAGGAAATATGGTATAGACAACTTTTCTTATGAAGAGTTATTCTTTACAGCATCAAAGGATGCTGAAACCATTAAATACTTGTTAGACACTATGGAACAATACTTTATAAGAAAATATAAAGATAATGGAATAACTTTGTATAACATATCTGATGGTGGGGACAAGATTTATGATTGGACTGGCATACATAAGTCAGAAGAATGGAAGAGGAAGATGTCTGAAATTCAAAAGAATGTTGTGTTTTCCCCAGAGAGGTGTAGGAATATTAGCATTGGAAGGAAGAAACCTATACTTCAATATTCATTACAAGGTGAATTTGTAAAAGAATGGGAATCTGCAAAAGATGTTCCATTTGCAAGACAAAATGCCTTAGTACAATGTTTGAAGGGTAGGAGTAAAACTTGTGCAGGGTTTCAATGGAAGTATAAAGATGAAAAGAGAAATATATGTAGTAACTCAACAGATACTGCCTGAATCTGACAAGTATGAGATAATATCTCCACAAGCTGCATTATACATGCTTAAACCTCTTAGAAAGGTTGGCTTAGATACTGAAACCAAAGGGTTTGACCCATATACAAAAGAACTCATAATGCTCCAGTTGGGGTGTTATGAGTTTCAAGTAGTCATTGATGTGACTACTGTAAGTTTGAGTTTCTTTAAGGACTATCTTGAATCTGACAGACTATTTATTGGTTGGAATATCAAGTTTGACTTGAAGTTTTTATTCCATCAAAGAGTAGTTGTAAAACAGGTTTATGATGGTTTCTTGGCAGAGAAACTTATGTATATGGGCTTTCCTGCTGGTATTCATTCTATGGCTTTAAAAGCAGCAGGTCAAAATTATCTTGGTGTTGAGCTGGATAAAACTGTTCGGGGTAAAGTGATGTGGGCTGGTCTTTCAGAAGATGTTATTGAGTATGGTGCAAATGATGTGAAATATCTGGAGAAGATAATGGATGCACAGGAAAAAGAACTCCAGAAGAGAGGATTAGTTACAGCTCTTGTGTATGAGAATAAGTCTGTTCCTTGGGTTGCATATACTGAATATTGTGGTGTGTTATTAGGCAGAAGTAAGTGGGAAAGAAAAATGCTTCTTGATAATTTCACTGTCAAAGTATTTGAGGATGCACTTAGTAATTGGGTTATTAACTCAGCTAAAGGAGAGAATTATGCTTATCATTACTTGCAGATAGAAGGATGGGATGACCCTGATGACCTTGAGAAAGCAAGGAAAAAGATGAAGGGTGAGAGATGCCCAGAAGCAGACATTAAAGGGCAAAAGAGGGGTTATTGTGAAGCATGGAAAGTTCCTATTGATGCAAGGTTGAGTACCAAGTACATAAAGGAAGACCTTCAAGGAGACCTATTTCTTGGCTTTCAAAGCAAGATTCAATGTTTGATTAATTGGGATAGTCCTAAACAGGTAATTCCATTATTCAAATCATTAGGTTTTGATTTGTTAGCTAAAGATAAGGATACTGGTGAATGGAAGGATAGTATTGAGGCAAAAATAATTGAACCTCAGCAAGATAAATCTACCATTGCATATTTGTATCTACAATATAAGGCAGCAAAGAAGGTTACTTCTACTTATGGTCAGAATGTAATTAACCAGATAAATGAAAAGAGTGGAAGGTTACATACTAACTTTAATCAGTTGGGAACAGATACAGGAAGATTAAGTTCAGGAGGTAAGGATAAATCAAACAATATTGAGTATCTTAACTTTCAGAACTTTCCATCTGACAGTGAGACAAGAGCTTGCTTTGTTGCAGGAAAAGGAATGAAATGGATTTCTTGTGACTATAGTGGGCAAGAATCAAGAATCATTGCAGATGTAACCAATGACCCAGCTATGATTGATTTGTTCAATAATGGTTGTGGTGATATTCATTCTCTGGTAGCCAAGATGTCTTATCCTGAGATAATAGGAAATTGTCCTATAGAAGAAGTAAAGTATAAGTTCAAACATTGGAGAAGTGAAGCTAAGGGTGTTGAATTTGCCATCAATTATGGTGGTGATGCTAACACTATTCATGGTAATAAGGGTATTCCTCTTGTAGAAGCCAACAAGATTTATAATAACTACATGAAAGGTTTTAAAGGTATGAAAGTGTATCAAGACAGACAGAGAAAGTTTGTCATGGAGCATGGATATATCATTACTGACTTTTCAAGTGGAAGAAAGGCTTATATCTATGATTATGACATATTAATGGGTATAAAAGCAAGGTTCAATCAAGAGTATTGGGCTACCTATAAACCTTATAAAGGTAAAGAGAATAAGTTGCTTCCTAAACAAGTGAAGAATGAGTTATATCAAAGATTTGCCAGAGGAGACAACTTTAATTCTATGGTGGGAGTATATCATTATACAACCAAGAAAGCAGGAAAAGATACTATCAGAGAGGCTTATGTAAATATAGCTGATGTGTATGTACATCCTGTAAGACACTTCTTCAAGAGGAAGTCTGCATCTGAAAAACAAGCAATCAATTATCCTTGTCAAGGATGTGGTGCTACTATGTTCAAGACTGCATCTATCTTCTTATGGGAATATCTTGTAGAGCATGATTTGTTATTCAAGGTAAAGTTATGTATTCCAGCACATGATGAATGGAATATAGAGGTTCCAGAAGAGATAGCTGATGAAATGACAGAGGTTTTGAAAAATTGTATGAAAAAGGCTGGAGCATTCTTCTGTAGGAAAGTAGAACTTCCTGCTGAGGGTGATAAAGCAGATTTCTGGATACATTAGGAAATTATGGAGATTTGGAAAGTATTGGTAGTAACAGTGGTAGTTGTAATAGCTCTATGTGGGCTTATTTACACTATCCACTTGTTAAGTTGTGAGCAAAAGAAGAGAATCTATGTCTATCCTAAGACCAAGAATCAATATTATGCTAAAGGTATAGTAAAGATGAAAGACATGGATAGTGGAGAATGGATAGATGCAGTTCTCTATATGAGTCTCAAGAATGGTCATTATTATGTCAGGGAAAAGAGACAGTTCCTTGACAAGTTTGTAACATTAGAAGATTGGGAAGAAAATGGAAATGGAAATAAGTTCTGAATATTTAAAAGTTTTAGGCAAACTTGAAAATGTGTGGGAACATAAGAGAGAGGAATTAGGGGTATATAAGAGAGACCTTGATGAAGCTATGTATGCAATCAGACAATTAGGTTCAAGACCTATACTACCAGAGGAAGCAGCTCAATTTAAAGAAGTAGTAAAAGGTATGATTTCTACTTATGTAAGAAAGAATCATGACTATGGTAATTCCTTTGATAAGTCTTTGGATAAGTTTGGTCTTGTAGCATCAGTAGTAAGGATTGGAGATAAGATGAATAGAATTGAGTCTCTGGTTCAAAAGAAAGCTATGGTGCAAGATGAATCTGTCAGAGATACACTACTTGATATGGCTAATTATGCCATTATGACAGTAATATGGATGGATAATCAAAAGAAATGTGATGTATGCCAAAGTTAATTTTATGTAGAGGAATACAAGGCTCAGGTAAAACTACTTGGGCTAAACAATGGGTACTTGAAGACCCAGAGCATAGAGTAAGGTTCAATAATGATGACATCAGAAACATGCTTGGTAAATACTGGGTAACTTCGAGAGAAGTACTTGTGAGGGCTTTAAGAGACACTTGTGTACATAGAGCTATGGATGAAAGTTATGATATAGTTATAGACAATATGAACTTGAGCAATCATGAATATGTAGCCTATAGAGATATGGTAGCTTTTCATAATAAGTATGAAGAAGATTCCTGTAAGCATTATACTATATTATGACATTGAATGAAAAGATAGGTGTCATTCTAAAACAACACAAAGAAGGAGAGGAGTTCTTCAATGCTCTTGACTTTATGATTAAAGGAGATAGAAGCATACTTGAAGACTTTCTCTCATTCTTTATGAATGATGCTGGAAGAAACTTGGAATTGCCTGATACAGGCTTAATTGTGAGTGGAGGATTTGGTAATGCCATTATGACAATGTATGGTGACAGATTGACTGAAACTTTCAGAGAAGTAGTTGTCACTAATGGTGGTATCAGATTAGGTAATGAAGCACTTATATTTAAAGATAAGTTGCTTTGTAAGAACTGGATATTCATTGATGATTCCTATTATTTAGGAAGAACAAAAGCTGGTATTTCAGTTGCTTTGAGAAAGATTAGACCTGATGCTTCAATCTTTGAAACTTATGTTATCTATGATGGAAGTATGGGTAGGGTAGATAAAGTGAAAAGTATGTATAGGTATAATAGATAGTTATGACAGAAAAACAAAGAAGATGGCAGGAAAGGAGTAGAATACTCTGGAGATTGAAGGGTATGCATATTGTTACAGCAAGCTCTAATAATATATTAACTGCTACTGAAATAGAAAAGATTTCACAGGCTATGACTCTAATTAGAGATGTAGTAGGTAATTCAACTCAATCCAGTAGAGAATTAGGCTTTAATGCTGTAGAGAGATGTAGAATTTGTGGTAAGCCTGTTTATAAGAATGGCTTATGCAAGAAGTGTAATGAATTATGGCAGGACAACAAGGAATTTATTGTGCCCCAGACACTATAATCCCTAATAGGGATAGGGTAGATGTAGGATGTGCTCCTGATGGAGCAATGCAACTCTGGGTTATGGAGTATGAAGTTACTGGTGTAGGTAAGGGATGTGCAATGTGTAAGGCTATTAATCCTCAACAGGCAGAAATGCTCTTGAAGAGTAATGGTATATATAATGGTACTCCACATCTATATAAAGTAACAAGGATTGAACAAGTAATTGTACCTCCTTGCAAGGGTCTTATGGCTGAACAAGTGGTAACTTATAAAGATGTAGTATCATGAATAAGAAACTTAGGTTATTAGTAACAACTAAATGTCCTAACAAGTGTCCCATGTGTTGTAATAACTCATGGGATTTTTCATCTTTACCAGTAGTGGATAGATGGAACTATGAGGAGATAATGATTACTGGAGGAGAACCTTTGATTCACACTAATAAAGGAGCTGAATTAATAAGGTCTATTCGAGTTATTAGTGAGGTTTATACAGATATTCCAAAGGTATATGTGTACACTTCAATAGCTGCTTGGGATAGAGTAAGAACTATATTAGCTTATGCAGATGGTATAGTCTTGACTCCACACAGCCAGAATGATATTGATAGGTTTGTGGAACTGAATAATATGATGCAAGAGGTTAAAGAAACTAAATCTGATTTTATTAAGGGAAAATCACTTAGACTTAATCTCTTTGCTGATATGAAACTTCTCCTTCCTGAGCACATTGATTTGTCACTGTGGAATATCAAGGAAATAGAGTGGGTAAAGGATTGTCCAGTACCACAGGGTGCAGATTTCAGCAGGATTAAGGCACTTTGGTGATGAAGCAATTTACACATAGAGAGTTTGTTAGGGTGGTAGTAGCCAATGGTTTCTATTATGACAGACATAATGGAGACCATGCTATCTACCTTAATGAAAAAGGCAGACATATTAGCATCCCATTAAAACTTGAAAGTGTTATTGCAAGAAGATTAATCAAAGAGAATAATTTAGAGATAGATATTAAGAAACTTAAAAAGGAGAAGAGAATGAGTAATGCACCATTAGGGGCTGATGAAGACCCCAGAGCACCTTGGAACCAACCTCTTGATGTAAAGCATCGAAGGTTTGTGAGTGTTACTTTGTCATATTATGATGAAGTGGAATTACCTCCTGATGCAGAGGAGGAACAGATTAAAGAAGCTCTTGAAGAGAAGGTGAGGAAACAGGACTTTCCTAAGAAAGTTGATTTTGATGAAATTGTAATATTAGATGAATAGTTATGAAATTAATTAAACCAAGTTTTGAGATTTGGGAGCAGAAAGCTGGTCTTAATGGAGTCTTTAGACAGATAGAGAGAGCAGGTAGAGTATGTTATAAATCAGAAGATAAGATAACAGAGACTTCTGCTAAGGAGTTTGTGGAGAGAATGATAAAATCAGGTCATGGTGCTATGTTGGAGCATGGTACAGTGTATCTTAAAATTCCTTATGGAACTATGGATGATAGAGGAGAGTTCTCTAATGAACCTATAGTTATAAAGTATATAGACAATCCTTACTCTGTAGTAATGAATAATAGTGAGAATGACTATTGGTATATAACCAGTAATTATAGAGTTATTATAGAAAATGAGTGGATTGATGACCTACAATACCTGTGTGAACCTACAGAGTTCCATGCAAAGAGAATTACTGTTCACTTTGTATGTGACAGAGGAGTATCCCATGAATTTGTAAGACATAGAGTAATGTCCTTTGCTCAGGAAAGTACAAGATATTGTAACTATAGTAAGGATAAGTTTGGTAATGAACTTACTTTTATCCTACCTCCTTGGGTAGATGAAAGACAGTTAGGAGAACAAAACTCTCAAGAACTTCTTATTCAAATGGGTAGTTTAAGTAACCCTACTTATACACAAGAGGACTTGAATGAGTTGTACTTCTTATTTAGTCTTGCTTCTTCTGAGGTACAATACTTCAATCTTATCAATAATGGCTGGAAACCACAACAAGCAAGAGCTGTATTACCTAATAGCTTGAAAACAGAACTGGTAGTAACTGGTTTTGCAAGTGATTGGGAACACTTCTTTGAGTTGAGGGATGCAGGCAGTGCTCATCCTCAAGCAAGAGAACTGGCACATCCATTACACATGGAGTTTTTGAGAAGAAATTATTTGGTGGATTTATATGATGAAGCCAATCCTGATTAATAACTAAAAAAAAAAACAATGGCATTTGGAAGTAAGAAATAAGCAGTTATTGCGAAGCCTTCATTTAAGGAAAGGCTGATTGGAGTGAAATCAATGTTTAAGAAAGCACATGAAGATGCCTCAAAGTTGAGTGCAGAAATGCAGGCTGACATTGATAGTAAGAAACAAAAGGTAAAACTTCTTGAGGATGAAATAGGTTTCATTTCTGAAACTCAGAAAGAGACTCAAGAGTTTATGTCAAATCTTGAAAAGTTCATTTAATGAGAACAAACTTAATTAAAGCAAAAGAGCTGCCTAAAGTAGCAGAGAGTTCTGGTTTGTTTCCAGAGATGGTAAGTACAAATGTATGGATATGAATGTTGAAAGAGGTCCAAAAGAAACTGGTGAAAGACTGGTTAATATCAATACAATTAAGCAACTTATCTTCAATGGAGTTAAGTATGTAGTTGAGTAACAGTTAGGGGAGCTAAGTCTCCCCTTTCTTATTTTTAAAGAGTTTGGTTTACCTCTCAAAAAGAAAACCCTTAATAACTTGCATATTAAGAAAACAACCTTTATATTTGCACATAAATTTAATTATAAATCTATAACAAGATGAGTAAAAGATGTATCACAACTAATTCTACTATTGAAGAATTGGCTGCTAAATTACAGGGTGAAACTATAGAATCAGTCAAGGGACTTGTTGAGCTATGGCAAGACAAGAATGATAAAGACTGGGACACTTATCCTACTGCTTCTGAACTAAATAACTTTAGAGCAGAACTGAGAAAAGGTAAGGATGAAATGGTAGAAGCCTTAGATAAGGCACTCTCACCTTCATTTGAAGCACCAAGGATTTCAAGTGTAGAAGAACAAGCTAAAGTAGATTTGGACTTTGACCCAAGAACAAGAAGAGACAGGGTTAGTCTGATTGCAAGATTCTTTAGCAATGAAATAGATACAGCACTGCAAGAACACAATGATACTCTTAATAAGAGGATTGCTGATGCTGAGAAAGAAGGTGATGTACTTGCTGTCAATGAACTGAAAGAAGAGCTTAACTCTCTTGATAGGTTCAAGATAATCAAGTTATATACACCTGCTGGCTTATTTAGTAGAGTGAGAGATTACTTCAACAACTATATACTTGACTCTGAGGAGAATAGGATACAATCAGAACTTAATACAATCAATGGTATGAAGGGTTCTGAGAGATATAGTGATGAACAGAAGTATGAAGCTGCAAAGAAGAAAGCATTATATAAGACTAATGCTTATCAGAAAGTAGTAGATAACTTCAAACCCTTGGCTGAGGAAGCAAGTACTATACTAATAGCCACTGAGGGGATTAGGATTGACCCTAATTATATTGCCCCTAAAGATGCCAACCTCAATAATGATACTCCAGAGGGAGAAAGTGTAGTAGATGAACAGGCTGATGATTTTGTGAAAGATGAGGCTTTCAAGGATGGATGGATGACTAATTATAGGGAAGTAAGTTCTCATGAATCTCTAAGTCAAGAGGTTAGAAAGGTAATTAGAGAAATTCCCCAACTTGACTACAGAGGAAAGTATGATAAGGATGATTTAGGAAATCTAAGATTTCTTGATGCAGACTATGTTCATGCAACCCTTATAGATAAGCTCAGAGATATGATTACATCTGATGATATGATTCCTCTTCTGGAGACTCTGGGTAATACCAAGCCTTGGACTAAGCAAATAGTTAAGAAACTACAGGCTGAGCCTAAACTATTCAGTCAGTTCTATCAAGATTTCAGAAAAGACTTTATGCCTTACTGGATTCAGAAGAAGAAACTACAGGCTGATGGTACTTTCAAGATGGAAACTATTGCTATCAATAAGCCTGAGGGTGTCTATTATCTGCTTGATGAATGGAGAGATAACTATGAAAATGGTAATCTGCTTGATGATGATAGTATCTATGATAAGAATGGAGACTTGAATCTTGAGAATGCAGAGAATGGTCTTAAATGGACTGAGGCTCTAAATAACAGATTTACCAATCTTAGTACAGAACAGAGGTTGGAACTTCTACAAGATGAAAAGGTATGGAAGACATTGAATAAGCTCCTTAATATGATTGGTATCAATCCTAATCAAGGAGTATTATTGGATGCTCTTACTAATATAAAGCAATATGAAGGTGGTACTGCAACAGACCCAATTATGTTGCTTCTTCCTCAATTAAACATTATATTCAGTGGTGTAAAGAAAGGTGAGGTTAAATCTGAGACTCTTGAAGATGGAACTGAAAAGAGAGGAGATTTGATTAATACCTTTGGTTCTGCTTACAATAGTATAGCTATGATGCTTGCAGAAGTAACAGAAGATGCCATTGAAAGTAGTGTGAGGGAAAATGATAAGTCATACTATAGTCATGTTACTCCTAACTATCTTGGCAAGTTGATTAAACAGCTTAAGAATGTTATGGGTAATGAAGCAAGGTTCAAAGAGTTTGTTGAAAATGAATTTGGACAATATGAATGGTTCTATAAGGATGGCAGATGGAGAAATGACTGGATTGAGCAACTGGTAAATAACCCTGAAATGAGAAGAGGATTGAGCCATAAGGTTCTTCTTAACTCAGATAAAGTTGCATATCAGAACTGGGATGATTTGGATTATACCTTAGTATTACTGACAGAATACTTTGGAGACCCTGATAACAGTAAATCTGATATTCAATGGGCTAATTATCATGTGCCAATTCTTTCAGATAGTCCCTCTGCTGAGTTCATTAGATTCAGAAAGTATGACAATCATAGCATCATTGGAGAAGATGGTGAGTATATGAAGTATGATGATATTATCCTTGATAGATTTGTTGATTTGGTTAATCAAGAGGTAGATAGAATAGCTCTTGTAAATCAAAGGGATGAAGAATATCAGAAGGGTAATCCTGACATTGCTCCTATTGCAAACTATGATATAGTAAGGGATAAAGATGGCAATATCAAGAGTATTGGTGGTGCTGAATTTAAGTTCCTTACAGCTCTGAATGATGTAAGATATAACAATGGTGAGACTTTCCTTGACAGGTTCCAGAGGATTCAAAATGAAGGAACTGGTGCTGAATTAAGAGAGTTCATCAGAGAGTCAGTAAGAGAAGCTCTTGACAATGAATTTGAAGAGACTTATAGAGAATGGGCTAAGGCTGGATTACTTGAAGAACTGCCTAATGGTAAGTACAAGTATCTTGGAGTGATTGGTGTAAATGCTGGTCAAAGTTCCTATAATAGGAATACAGCAACTTCTTTGAACAATGCTAAGAAGGCTCTTGAAGGAATGTGGACTACAGAAATGGATATTCTTTTAAGGGATTACAACAATAATAATCCAGTAGATGATAGAAGAGCAACTACTCTCTTTGAAAGTATTAAGGACTTGTTGAGGGAAAAGATGGTGAGAGGTGAGATTACTGCTAAGGAAATGGACAGTATCAACAGAAACTTGGTTATTAGAAATAATGCCAAAGCTAAGTTGAGAGAGTATTTCTGGAATAGTAAATTTGCTACATCACAAATCATTGAACTTACTACAACTGACCTTGCTTTCTATAAGAATATAGAGGACTTCCAGAAGAGATATAAGGAGGTTCATGCTCCTGCTCTCAGACTTAATACCAACTCTAAGTATGGTAGAAAGGAAGAGAGAACTATTTATCTAAAGGATGATGAGATTGTATCTTCTGCACTTGATGATATTGCAACTGTACTTGATGAAAGAGTCAAGAAAGGTGAGATGTCAAAGAGAGACAGGGATTTAATCTTAAATAAGTTCAGAGAGGTAAATGTGGCAGATGCTCAGGCTTACAGGTCACTAAGTTCTTACAGAGCTATACTTGATATGTCTGGTCAGTGGACAGATGATATGCAGAGAGCCTTTGATAACTTCCAAAGTGGTAAGTGGGATATGGCTGATTTCAATATTATCTGGCAGACTAAGAAACCTTATGTGTACACTCAGGTGAATAATATGAGTGGAGTTCAAGGTCATACAGGCATTAAGACACCAGTTCAGCATAAGAACTCAGAGTTCCTTCTTATGGCTATGCACCAATTAGTTTCAGGTCCACTTGGTAAATCAGGTAAACTTGTGGCTATCAATGAGTTCATGGAAGAGAATGGAATTGATGTAGTTCAATTTGAATCAACTACTAAGGTTGGGAAACAAGGTGTAATTGACCTGAATAATGTCAATACTAAGGAAGATGTCAAGTCTGTACTTAAGAATGCCACTACTCAGAATGGTGTTGAGAATCCTAATGTAGTTCATAAAGTAAGCTATGAGGATTATGGTATTCAGACTGCAACTCCAGAACATGCTATTGATGCAGTTCAGTTAGTTGGTACTCAGATTAGAAAGCTGATTACAGCAGATATTAGTCCAGATGTTAAGATTGATGTGAATGGCAGAGAGATGTCTAAGCAGGAATGGTTAGATATGTATAATGCTATTAACACTGAGAATATCATTCAGGCTTTTGCTGATGTAAATGAAATCTTTAAAGACCCCAAACAGGTTGAGAAGATACTTCTTGAGGAATTAAGAGGTAATCAAAGATATGGAATTGATATGATTAGAGCTTGTACTCTCAATGAGAAAGGACAATTCAATATTCCATTATTTGACCCTGTACAATCCCAAAGAGTACAGACATTGCTGAATAGTATTATCAAGAGTAGGATTACTAAGCAGAAGATTAGAGGTGGAGCTTTAATTCAGGTATCTGATTATGGCTTAACTGACCAGCTGAATATTGTGTTCAAAGACAAGAATGGCAATCCCTTGAATTATGAGCTTTATAAGAAGGAGCATTCTAATGCTACAAGAGAAAGCTATGAAGAGTTTGTTAAGAGTGCTCAAAAGGAAGGTGAGCTGTCTATTATGTATCTTGAGTGTTATATGCCAGCTTATAGTAGGAAGTTCTATGAACCTCTTATGAAGGCAGGTACTCATGAACTGGATGTAAATAAGTTGCCAGACAGCTTGAGAAAGTTGATTGGTTATAGAGTTCCAACTGAGGACAAATACTCAATGGCTCCTCTTTATATTAAGGGCTTCTTGCCTCAGCAAAATGGTTCTGCAATCATGTTACCAGCAGAAATCACTACTCTTAGTGGTTCTGACTTTGATGTGGATAAATTGTATATCATGTTGCCTGAGTTTAAGATAACCCCTAAATATAACAGAAGACAGTTTGTTGATGATTTGGTTGCTCAATTGACACAAGGAAAAGCTGTATCTCCTGAAATGTTGAAGGAGTATAGACAGAGTGTAAACAGAGCCATAGATGATGGTAGGAAAGCTCCTAAGGATAGTCAGGAATACAATCTCTGGAAGACATATAAAGCTAATAGAGAGAAGTATAGAGTATCTTCTGAGGACAAGATTGAGAAGATTGAATATGACTTTAGCAAGTCTCCACAAGAGAATAGTCTTGAAGCCAGAAACAATCTACTGATTGATATGATGTGGGGTGTTCTGACTAATGCTGACACTGCTTCAAAGATGCTTAACCCCGGTGGTTTTGATTATCAGAAGAAGTCTGCAAGAATGATTAATATCCTTCAATCAAGTAGAGAGTCTGAACTGAGAAAGGAACTGAATATCCCTGAGAATCAAAGTACTCTTAGTAAGTTAAGTAGTATGGATTTGGAACAACTTGACAAATTGGCAGAGAAGTTCAAGAAGAAACTTGGCCCTCTTAACCCAAGAACTCAGGTTCAACTTCATCAGCAGAATATGACTGGTGCAGCATTGATTGGTATTTATGCCAACCATAATGCAAACCATGCTTTGATGCAACATACTGAATTAGGTCTTGACACTGAGAATGGTTCTTTCTTACTTAATGGTAAGAGACTGACTTCTCTTCATGGTCTGATGAATGACAATAAGGAGTATATCTCAAGGAATAATGCAGGTTTCCTTGCTGCATCTGTGGATAATGTGAAAGACCCTGTGCTTGCTTCATTGAATCAGAATACATTCACTGCTGATGCCTCAATGCTTTTAAGTAGGCTTGGTTATAATCCTATTGAGATTGGTTTGATTATGTCACAACCAATTGTAATGGATATTACCAATACCTATTTCAGAGAAAGTAGAGAGGGTAAAGGAAAGGACACAATCATTGATGAAGTCATTGAAAACTACAAGAAGAGAGCTGCAATGATGGAAGAAGTCACTTATGATAACTACAAGTCCAATAAATTCATGGCAGATGATTTGGCTGATGCCATCATTCTCCAGAAGGAAGTAGAAGAATTAAGTGATAGAAATCAGACTGCTGACTACAGAAAGGTTGAGTTCTATAAGAAACAAGTGGCTGCTGGATTCTTATTTAAGAGAATAATGAATACAGCAGATGCTTTAGGACAGTTGGTTCAAGCTACAAGAGCAGATACTCAAGGTGGTGCAGCAGGTCCTACTATTGCAGATACACAGATTAAGATACAGAAGGTTGATGACTTCCTGACTAATGTAGTGTTAAATGAAAATTCTCCTTTAACTGGTGCAGATGTTATCATGCCATTTAATTTGGATGGTATGTCTATTGACCAGATAAGAGAGAGACTACTTGAGTCTCCACTTCCTTATTTACAGGCATTCTTTAGTCTTGGTATTAACCAGACACAAGAAATGTTCAGTAGATACTTCCCTCAATTCACTGACTCCTTTAAGGAAGTGATTGATGGTAAAGAAGGATTAAGAGGCTTAAGACAGTACACTAAGACAGGTAAGTTGAATGCAAAGACACTCAATAATATCTACAATGATTTGTTAGCTTATATTATGTCCAAGACATCATTCTTTGGGCAAGAAGCTAACCTCAGAGCAGATGATAAGGTTACAACCTCTGCTGATAAGAGAAGGGATTTTATTAATAACTTCCCTGATTATTTCAACAGAACATTGAGTGAGCATCCTGAAATAGCTGAACTTGAATTTGTTAAGAGACTGAGAGTAATAAGGGCTAACCAAAACAATCCTGTAGATACAGTAGTATTTAAGAATGTTGGTCAGTTAAGTCCTACTCTTAGAGAAAGATATATGAGAGACTGGCAATCATTATTATATATGGGTCCAGAAGCTCAGGCTTTAGCTCTTAATCTATTCAGATACAGTTATTACAGAAATGGGTTTGCATTTGGACCTTCTACTTTCATTCATTTGGCACCAACTGCTATCAGACAATCTGTTCCAGAGTATATTGATACACTGAGAGGATTGTTAGAAAGTGAGGATGATTACAGTCAATTCATTGACCAGTATATCTACAATCACTTGGATAACAGACAGTTGGTTCCTGAGGTTCCTACAGAGGCTTCCACTTCTTTCACTAATGAAGAAGGTGATGCTTTACCAATGGTTAAAATAACTATTGATACTGAATCAAACAGTGGTGATAAGAAGATAATAAGGAAGAGAGAGGGAATAGGGGAGGAAACAACCTATGAATTCTTTGATTACATAGCAAGAAGATATAAGGGGGGTACAATATATTACAGACTTACACAAGCTGATAATGTACAACCTAATGTAGCTGTGTATGAAAGAATAGACCCACTTGGATTCAAGAACAGTTTCATTGAGTATGAATATGGTAAAGATGTTACTGAAATGAAGTCAGTAATTGATAAGAATGATAGAGACTATACTCCTAATTCAAGGGAGGATATTACAGCCTTTAATGAAGATTCTAATATTGATTATGACAACATGCCAGAATATCTTGACTATGATTTCTCAAGTCTGACTCAGGATATTGCAAGTGAGGCTTTCAGTCAGGTGTATGGTGCTCCACTTGAAGTGAATGAAGGTAAAGCAGATGATATTAATTCTATCAGTCCTAATACTGAGTATGAGGATGCAAACAATGATAAAATCTGTGGTGCAAATACATTATATGAATTATAGATATGGCTAAGAAATGTGCAATAATTCCTCAAGTGAGGAACAGTAAAAATGAGGTAGTAAGCAGCAGGTTATTTAAAGACCTGCTGGCTTATGCCCCTAATAGACAGGAGGCAACAAGAATATACCTCATTACAAAGAGTAGTGACTTTGTTACTAATTGGAATCCTAAACTACAAATGGATGAAAATGGTGAACCTACTCTTAGTAGTCTCTTGAAGAAAACTAATCTGAGAAGTATCATTGATGAACAGAAGATTCTAAGGAATCTTAATGAAGAGATTGGTCATTACCATAAGACAGGCAGAACTAAACTTTATCTGAACAATGATGTGAACTATAGAATGTTAGTCCAAAAGGCTATTCAATTCAATACTCAATCAGAGTTTAGAGAAGACTATGTAGCCAGTGTTGAAAAGGTATGGGATGATGAAAGTAATAGAGTTTACATCAGTCCTTTTGTCAGAGTAAGAAACAAGATGAATAGCATTGAAGCTAATAATATGCAGTATAATGAAAACTTAAACAATAGATTAAGGGAGATATTATCTGCTAATGGTATTGGAATAGGTGCTCTTACAGACTTGGAACAGAGGAGAGGAGTAGCTGGTGTAACTGACTTTAGTCAAGCCAAAGATGCTGCAACAGGTATAATTGAATTGATTAGACTTGCTGATGGTATTAAAGGTGAGAGAGCATTACCTGAGGAATTTGCTCACTTTGCTATTGAGGCAATGGGTGATAACCCTCTTATTAATAGATTGGTTAATCACTTGGCTAATAATAGCTTAGTAGGTGAAATATTAGGTGATGATTATGCTACTTATGATACCTTATATAAGGGTGATGAATCAAAGTTAGCCAGAGAAGCTGCTGGTAAGTTACTTGCCAAGCACTTATTACAGTCTGAACCTGTTCCTTCTTCATCTTATAAATCCCTTCTGGAGAGGTTTATCAATGCTGTAAAAAATTTCTTTAGAGGATTAGGGGCTTCACAGTTCCAAAAAGCAATGCTTGAAGCAGAGAGTAGCTTTAGTAAGCTGGCTGGTGATATTCTCACTGGACAGATGGATGAAGCTATTAATGTTGAGAACATTAGTACCTCCGAGGCTTTCTATTCCACTACTGAAAGGGTAGATAGGGATAAGGCTTTGTTACAAAAGATTATAGACAATGAGTTGAAGAGGCTCAAGATTTATGAAAAGAGAAATCCTAACAGTCAATTTAGTGCCAATCAGAGGTTATTAATAGACAGGTTAGAGCTTGAATTAGCTGATAATAGTGAGATTGAAGGTATCTATATGTTCCTTGATAATGCACTTGAAGAACTAAGGAAAGTAAGTAGTAGGCTTGAGGTATTGAGAAATACTCCTGCAACCAATCTTAATGAAAGGGCTGGAGTACTCAGGGACATCAGGAACTATATGTACAGTTATAAGAGGATAGCTGATTCAGTAAGAGAGGCTCTCAGAGAGGAAGAGAAGTCCACAGACAATAGATATGGTCAAAGAGTAAGAGTTGCATTAGATAATGTCACTACAATGCTTAATGACCTTGCAGTGGACTACAATACAATCTCTATGCCTTTATTTGTTGATTTCATCAAGCCTTTTGTAGGAGATAACCTTGTGGTTCCATTTGGAAAGTACAAAGGAAAGACTCTTAATGCAGAAGAGTTAGTTAAAGTAGCTGATGAGGATATTTCTTTCTTTGACAGATGGCTGGATAGTATGGCTGATTCATCTGATTATATGTTGAAGATTATGGACCAAGCTGTTAAAAAGAGCAAGGAGCAAGCCAGATTGAAGACTATTGATATTCAGAAGGAACTACAAGCTGCCACTATTAAACTTGAACAGGCTGGTGTAAAAGACACTGAGTGGATGTTTGAGAGAGATAGTAAAGGTAATCTGAGTGGTAATTATATCAGTGAGATAAACCATGCTCTATTCAGAGAGAGAATGAGGACTATGTTCCAAAGTCTTAATGAAAAGTATGGCAGAAATCCTGTAGGGGAGAATGCTGATAAATACAATGAAGAGAGACAGAACTGGTTCAATGTCAATATGGAGACTGTAGATGGAGTTAGACAACCTAAGAAATCCATTTATGAAAGTATGGAGTTCAGAAGGCTAAACAAAGCCCAGAGGGATTATTATACTACTGTAATGGATATTAAGGCTAAACTTGATGCCTTACTTCCTGATAAATATACAAAGCTGAATAGTGCTGTAAAGATTAGGAAAGACTTGGTTGAGAGGGTTAAAAGCTCTGAAAGTGTTAAGTCTGGTGCTCAACAAGTTTGGGAAAGTATCAAGGATAATTTCATTAGAAGAACTGATGATACAGACTTTGGAGACAAGGCAACTGTAAAAGACTTTGAGGATAGAGAGGTACAAATGTTACCTATCTACTTTACAAAGCTCAAGAAGGGAGAAAGTGCTAATGACTTATCTACTGATATAGTAGGTACTCTTACAGCTTATGCAGCTATGGCAAATGACTTTGATGAAATGAATAAAGTCATTGATGTTCTTGAGGTAGGTAGAGATATGTTGAGGGAAAGACAGATTACTCAAACTTCTGGTGGTAAACCAATGGTTGAGAAGTTTAAGGCAGTAGGTAGAAAGGTTGAGAGTAAATTAACCAAGACAGGAGATAAGTCAAGGTTTATGGAAAGACTGAATAACTTCTTTGAAATGCAGGTATATGGTAGATATATGGCAGATGAAGGTACATTTGGTAAGACTAATATTGATAAGGGTAAGGTTGCTAACTTTATTAATAGAATGACCTCAATGAGTAACCTTGCTTTGAATGTGTTATCTGGTGTTTCCAATGTGGCTACTGGTAAGGTGATGATGAGAATTGAATCTATGTCTGGAGAGTTCTTCAATGAAAAGAATACTTTAAAAGCTGATAGAACCTATGGTAAGGAATTACCAGCATTCTTAGCTCAGTTAGGTGATAGGGTAAAGACTAATAAGTTAGCTTTATGGGATGAACTATTCAATGTAATGCAGAAATATGAACAGGATACAAGAGAAGTCAACTTTGATAGGAAGACTTGGTTCAGTAGAATGTTTGGTACATCTGCTTTATTCTTTATGAATAATGCTGGTGAGCACTGGATGCAGAATAGAACCAGCTTAGCTCTGGCAGATGCTTATAAAATGAAGGCTCCTAATGGTAAGTTAGTAAGTCTATGGGATGCTTTTGAGGTTGTACCATTAGATAGTAGTAATAAGAAGTTAGGTGCTAAATTACAGCTAAAACAGGGTTATACTAAGGCTGATGGCTCAGCTTTTACTCAAGAAGATATAATCAAGTTCAGTAGAAAGAGTGCAGCTATTAATCAAAGAATGCACGGTATTTACAATAAAGCTGATAGAAATGCAGTACAAAGGTTAGCTATTGGTAGATTGGGTATGATGTTCAGGAAGTGGATAAAACCTTCGCTCAATAGGAGGTTTAAATCAGCTACATATAACTATGACCTTGAAGCATGGACAGAAGGTTATTATCTTACTACTGGTAGGTTTATGAATGCTCTATTCCAAGACCTTAGGAAAGCTCAGTTTGATATTGCAAGTAAGTGGAATGAAATGACTCCTACAGAACAGGCAAATGTCAAAAGAGCATTAACTGAGGTAGCACACTTCCTTGCAGTAGCAGCAGCTATTGGATTAATAGAGTGGAGTGATGATAGGGATAGACCTTGGTTAGTCAAAATGATTGAATACCAATTGAGAAGATTATACACTGAATTAGGTGCTCTTACTCCAACTCCAGCAATGATTGGTGAAGGTTTAAGGATATTAGAGTCTCCTGCTGCTGGTGTAAATACAGTAGAGAAGACTCTTAATCTTATTGACCTAATGAATCCAATGAACTATGAAACATTCAATGGAGAAGATGCAATACTTAAGTCTGGACCATATAAAGATAAGTCTAAAGCTCAACAGAGCTTACTTAAGTCTCCTCTTGCTCCTATGTATAATACAATTATGAGAGGTGTTTATATTGAAGACCAAATACCATTCTTTAAACAATAATTTTAAATAAAAAAAAAAGTTATGAGTGATTTTAAAACAAGATTAGTAGAAGAACAAGTTCAACTTGAAGATAAATTAAATAAGTTGAAAAGTTTTATTGAGGGTGACAAGTTTGAGAGTATTAATGATACTCAAAAAGCTTTATTAAAAGTGCAAGCTAATGCAATGAGTACTTATAATCAATGTCTGAAGGAAAGACTGGAAAGGTTGTAAACAATAAAGGGGAAGTAAATTAATACTTCCCCTTTTTATTTACACCTTAATAAAAAATTTAAACCTCATGTTTGAAGTTATGAACATCTGATAGCTTGCTCTCTTTCCTCTTGGGAAATTTGATTCCACATTTCTTCTGTCCAACCTTTCTTTTCAAGTGCTTCCCTTGTCTCAGTCTCAATACTACTGAAATCCATTGAAGATTGTACTCCCTCCTGATTTCTCATCTCTTGAAGAGATGGTACTTTATAGGTGATATTAGAATAATGTCCCTCATTAATATTTCTGTAATATTCAGTAAGAGAAGGTCTTAACTGGTTCCAATTAGTTACCTTAGCAAACAATTCCTTGAAGAAATTGATTATCTTAGTACCTAAAGATTGAGTATCTTTGGTCATTACATACTCTCTGAAACCTTCTGCCATTCTTTCTTCAAGTTCTGAGTTACTCAACTCACCATAAGTTCTCTTGGCTTCTTTAAGTAATTCTTCTCTCAGTTCAGGCTCTGTGAGTAAATGGAATACTGCATGAAATGCTTCATGATATGTAGTTCCCTCAGCAGCTATATCACTTAAAGTAATAATACCATCACTAAATTGACCCCATGCTAATGCACCAGTCTTGGCTACTCTAATAAGACCATTAGTAACTACAACCCTCTCACTCTCACTTAATTGAGGTAGAACCTTATTTAACCAAGCTAACTCCTTATCTTTATCCCATACAGGTCTTGATAAATCATCAACCTGTCTTAATTCAAATTCTACATCAAACTCTTCATCAGTCTGATTAATAGCCTGTTCTTTAGCAACAGTTGAAGCTGCACCATTAGATTCTCCTTGATTAATAGTAGCAGGAATAATAGGCTTCTCAATCTTAACTGGTTCAGCAGAAGGAGTGTAAAGTATAGTACTTTCCTGAGACATATCTACAACTCTCTGAGGATTACCTTCCAGTATCTTCTTTATATTGTTCTTAGCCTCAGTCTCACTATATGACAATACAGCATTCTTTACTAAAGCAATAGTATTACCATTAGGAAATACTGCATAGAAATCATTAGATGCAACATGTGCAGGTTGATTTCCAAACCCTTTGGTAATATTAGGAACCTTAGTCATATATACCTCAACTCCATTCACCTTTCCAATAGGACTTAGATAACCTGTATGTAACTTTCCATCTCTCAAGAAGTAACCTACTTTACTATCTGACATACTATAGTCTGGCAGAACATTGTTTATAGGTTCTCTTGTTTCAAATGTACTGTTGAATATAGGTAAGCTACTATCAGTATTACTCACTTCTGGAGTAGCTACACTACCAACTAAAGGAACATTCACAGATGAATCATAGTTAAGAAGAATTCCCTTCTCCTTAGTTACTCTACTAACATTATCCTTATTGTACTCAAGTACAAAGGGTAATATAGCTAAAGTAGTGATAGGAGTATGATATTGAGACTCAAATAAGTTCTTGTAAGCACTTAGTTGCTTAGTGTAATACTGCTCCTGACTCATTGTTTGGGTGTTAGATTTATTCTTGAAATAATTAACCTTTCTACCATTCCTATCAACAAAGTCATAGAAGCTATATCTACTTGTCTTAACATCATATATCTTGAAGTTCCCATTAGCATCTACAGAGAGAATATCAACCTCACCAGCTACCCTGTTTCCATTCTCATACTTATTGAAAAGTACTATATTATTAGTAAGGAATGTCTCACCCCTTGCCTCAATATTGCTCTTAATTTCAGTAAGAGAAGTAACCAAATCATTAAATGCCTGTTCAGACATATTACTTGGTTTAACTGGCATCTCACTTGATGTGAAGAAGTTCCTGATTACACTATCTACAGAAGTACCTGCATCCAATGCTCTTTGTGAATTAGTTCCAGACATCTTATCTCTTACTATATTCACAATAGTATCTCTACTTCTTGCATCTATCTTACCTTCAAAGGATGTAAGGTCTACACCATAATGGTTACTTAAGTTCTTAAGATAGTTATTGAACTGTGCTATATTATCTGCATTCTTTGAGAGATTAACTCTTAAATCCTGTAGAGCTTTAGTCTGTGCAGGAGACTGGGTCCAATTACTTCCTAATACTGAATGTACCCTCTTATATTCATGGTATTCCCCATCATCCTCAAGTATATAATAGAACTCACCATCAGTTCTTGTCTTATCAACCTTAGACTGGTTCTCTGCAATCTGGTCTATAACTTTCTTAGAGTCAGCTACAGTCTTCTTTCTATCAGCTAATTTCTGTTTGAATTTATCTGATGCAGCACCAGTTACATACTGACCTGTATTTCTATTCAAAACCTTACCATTAGGAAGAAGGGTGATACCCCCCATCATCATAGAACCATTCTGAGCATCCCCATAGTTTTCTTGTATATAAGCCAAGTCAAAGAAAAATTGCTGCATGGAAGTATTATACATTCTTGTTATATCTTGACCTTGGTCATTTCTGATAGTATTGGTTTTCAAATCCACATATATATCTATACTTCCAAAAAGTTCACTATATGGTAATGTTACTTTTGTTCCAGAGATAGCACCTTCTGTACCTCCTACAGGAGTTTGTATCTTTCTGCCTTCCTCAGCCTTAACTGATGCAGGGTTTAGAGCTTGTTGTAAGTTGCCTTGTATATCAAAGTAATCTGTTGTAAACCAGTTACTTTTTACACTGGCATCTATTATATTGGATGTCATTACTCCAGAAGAGAGTAACATGTTATTGTAGCCTCCCTTATTAAGCATACCTAAATTCACCTGTAATGGAAGATTGAATGCCATTAAAATGTTTTGTATTTCACTGGCTACTTCTTGTGAATATCTTGTATCAGGCTGGGTTTTAACACCCTCTCCACCTAATTCATAGAGAACATTAGGGTCCCATCTTTCAGTTAAGAATACAGTTCTTGCATCTTCTCTTCTGACTCTCTTACCATCTATTTCATCATAGATTTCATTCTTATTTGCATCTCTCTGAACCTTGGTAAACCTGATACCATTACCATTCTTACCTTGTATATAGTCAATATGAACATCACCAATATACAGACTTCTTGCCAAGTCTTTTACTGCATTATTAACATCTTCCTCTGTAAAGGCATTAGCTAAAGCATCAATACTCTTCTTTATATTCTTGTATAAAGGAGTTGAATTAATAGTAACATCCTCTGGATTATATTCACTTTCATTGAAGTGCTTAACCCTTACAGCAGCAGGACTATATTTACCAGCAGCATTAGGAATAAGGATATACATCCTACCTTCCTTTTGACTCATATCCATTGGCTTGATAATTAAATCATCACTGATTCTACCATTAGTAGATAGAACACCATTCTTTACAATACCAAAGATAGAACTTGCACTTACATTAGGTATTTCTCCCATGTTTCTTTCTTCTGTACCATAAGGTATTCTACCAACCATTATCTGAGATACTCTTGTAGTAGGAGTAGCTATAAACTTCTTATCCTTTCCAGTCTGATTGAATTCTTCTTTTACTCTTTCAATAAGACCTGATAACCCTTCATATCTATCTACTACATACTGACTTTCATCTAATGAACCAACTATTTGGTTATTTCTCTTATCTACAATAAAGATTGTATGGTCATTAAACTCAGGGTCAATCATAAAACCAAGTTCATCACCTGCCTTTAGATTACCTTCATTTACATAACTGAAAGCTCTATTATCTCTAAGATAGTTATAAAGTTCATCAAAGTTCAAGTTCTCTTTCTCAGCAACTACTACATTGAAAGGTCTGAAATCTCCATCCTTACTTGCATTAATATGCAATTCAGGAATAGTAGGTCTATAATACTGCCTCTTACCCTTTGCATCCCTATCTAATGATTGAGGAGTAGGAGCATTTTCATTGGCTTTCTTATTTTCCTCAGCTACCATTTGAGGAGTAATGTTACCTACAGGAGGTTCATAAGTATCAACTGGTCCAGCATTAACTGGTGGAACTGTAGGTGTACCACTATCTCCAGTTGTGTCTTTTGATGTAGTACCTCTTGTACCATCTGTTTTCTCAACTGGCTTTAGATATTCAGAAGGGAACCTTGCTTTGAATCTTTGGTCATTATTAACCTCACTCATTGCAGATAGAAGTCCATACTGAGCCTCAGCAAAATTCATCATATTCAAATCATCTGGCAGATTTTCATCATACAGACTTTCTGGATTATTAATGAATACTGAGTTAGGATTAGCCATTTCCTCAAGATTATTAGCATTTTCATGTTGAGTTCTAAGTAGTTCTTGTGCATTAGCTTTAGCCTCAGGAGAGATAGGTTGCCTATCTATTGCCCTGCTTACTTCACTATTATACATTTGAACTTCCTTATAGTCCTTAGCCATCTTATTACCTTCATTCTCAAGTTCATCAAGAATCTGTTGTCTTTTAGATGAATCAGGCTCATTATTCAATGCTTCTCTGAATTCATTAAGGTTAGTAGCAGCTAATGCTGCATCCTTAGTCTTAGCTATTTCCTGTCTTTCATTTTCTCTTATAATATTCTCTCTTTGTCTCTCTTGTTTTTGTGCAAGAGCTTGAGGATTTCTAAGGTAAGTATCATACTTATCAATGAAGTCATTCCTTCTCTCAATCATTCTTTGTAAATCATCAAGTTCTTGAGTTACACCCTTAGAACTCAATATGGGAAATCTTTCAGAAATACTCTTTGAAGCTTTATCTAAGGCATCAACAAATTGAGAATTTTCTTCATCATTAAGAATTGCTGTTAATTGGGATGGACTTAAATTAGTAAGCATCCTTATTGCTTCTGCATCCTTTCTTCCTGCTTCTTTTGTTGATTCTGGAACATCTAAATATATATCCCTTTCAACATCAGCAGCTATAGTTCTTAAAGATTCCTGTACCTCTTCAAATACATTCTTAAATCTATTCTCAAGATTATCAATATTTGAGAAGTAATAAGTCATTTCTTCAAGACCATCCTCATCAAAGTAATCTCCAATCTTAACTTGTAAGTCCTGACTAATCTTTCTGTAGTTATCTACAGCTTCCTTAGTTTCCTGAGTTTGCTTTTGAATCTGTTCAATTACTTCTGCATCAGTCATATTGTCATATACTGATGTACCAGTTTCCTGATTAGTAGTAAGTTGTCTTATTTGTTCAACATCTTCTTCTCTTATATTACCAGCTTCCTCAATTATATCATATAGGTCATTAATTCTTCCTGCTTTATCAAACATGATAACATCACTAATAAGCTGGTTATGTTCAGCATTCTTAAACTCAAAGTTATCATTATTATCAGCAGCTTCATCCATTTGCTTTTGATAAGTATTATGTCTGATAGCTGATTGATAGTAGTTAAGGAATTCAGGTGACTGTACTCTATTATTAAGTTGGGTTACAATAGCATCATCTTTCTCACTTCTTTCTCTTATCTCTTGTATATCTTCCTTAATACCTCTTTGTAGATATACTGGAGATTGGAAACCACCCTCACTATTTCTTGTACTTCTAAAGCCCGGAATACCTACTAAACCAGTTAAACCACCAATAAAACCTTCTTCCCATCCTTCAACAGTACCATAGGTTTGCTGTATAGCTTTTGCAGTAGCTTGTAGCCAGTCAATAGTTTCACTTTCTGCATCTGGGTCTATCTTGGCTCCATAGAAGTCATTAAGTTCAGAAGCATATTTATATCCTGCAACTTTACCTGCAACAGCCTGTCCCATTTCTTCATAAGGACCTTCTGCAACACCCTTACTTGCAATCTTCAAGGCATTTCTAAGTACAGAAGGTTTAGCTGCACTATAACTTACAGTACCATCCTCTGCAACTGCCCTTAGTATCTGACTACCCTTTTTAGCTGTATTATATCCACCTGCATAGAATGCTCCAAACTGCCAAGCATCTGATACAGCAAGTAGTGGAATATTTAGAGCAAAGTCTATATTACCCATCTTAGCCCTATCTTCTGATAGTTTCTGTAGCCCACCTTTGTAATCAAACTTAGCATCTACTCTTGCCTGTAACATAGCTTGTCCTTCTGGAGTAAGGGTTTCCACTACATTTCCATCAGGGTCAATTTGCATACTACTATATTGAGGAAACTCTCTAAGCATAGCTTCTTGCTCTTGTGCTGCTACTTTAGCTTGTGCATCATCAAGTTGTTGTTTGTGAAGCTCAAACCAGTCTTTACTATTTTGAATAGCCTCAATTCTTGCTTCACCTAATGCCCCTGAGAAAGCACCAGTAAGTTTAAGAGTAGTCTCAGCCATCTTAAGTTTCTTAGCATCTCTTGCTAATTCCTCAGTAAGCCTTACACCATCAAGGAATAAATCTCCTTCCCTATAAGCTTGTAAAGCTGCATTAGGGCTAAGAGCCTCACCTGAGGCTGTAACTGCACCTTTGAATGCTTGTCTTGCTTTATTAAGACCAAGTAATCTTGAGGTGGCACCAGCACTAATCTTACCAGAGTAGGCAGCACCAACAGCAAAACCTAAGTTCTTAAGGAACTTATCTCCAATAAAGTTAGCTGAGAATATATTCTCATACCAAGGGTCATTCTGCTCTGCATCAGTATAGTAATTAGGTAGAGCTGATTCTGACCATTCATTCACTTGCTGCATTGCATTTGAGAAGGGATTATCCCAAAAGCCTGAGAATGTTCCTGTAGCTGCTGCATTACCTAAACCTACTATAGTACCAAGAATACCATCAGCAAATGTAGTACCTGCAAGAACAGCACCCTTAGCTAAACCAGCTTCTATTTGAGCATACCAAGGTTGCAATTCACCTCTTGTATTGGCTAAATTATCAAGTTGGGTTAGTGAGGTAATACCAGTGTCATACACACTCTCCCCTACTCCCTCTCTATAAACTTCTTGATATGGGGATTCAAAGTTCTGTTTCTGCCTAATTTTGAACTCAGCAGGAGAACTACTAAGACCAGTTTCTTGAAACTGTCTTTCTTTTCCTTCATTGGTATTTAACCCTCTCAAGCCAGAGATTCCAGCTTGAGTAGGGTCTGTTCTATCTATACTCATAATTAAATATTTGAATCTGTATTACTTTCTCTTTTAGCAATGGAATTAAATCTACTATAAATATCATTCATTAACTCAGTTATATAATGTCTCTGAGCCTCGACATCTTCATTTTCTATAGCTTGATTAATCAACATCAATTGGTTTTGAATGACATTTCTTCTTATACCATCTTCATATACCTTTGTTTCTCCAGCTACAACTTCTGGGTCAAGAAGGAAATTCTTAGTATCACCCTTACTATTAGTACCTGTAAATACAATTCCTAAATTAGGGTCATATTCAATCTGAGAATCTTCATTGAAATAATCCTTTATATCTTTATAGGAGAGCATATCTCCTTTCTTGTTAGAATCAAGTTCATATATTCCAGATTTTCCATCAGTTCTTCTTGATATTGAAGCTGCATTCTCTCTGATAGTTTTAGAAATTAGAGTTGGGTCTGTTATAGAGGTTATATAGGTTACTTCCCTCATTGCAGATTTATTCAAATCACTATTCAGTTTAGCCTCAATTTGGTCCAAGTTTCTTATTCCATACTCTTTCATCAAGTTAGAAATTCTTTCTTGATTAGGTTTATATGTTTCTACCTTTCCAGGTGTCCTTTGTAGGTGCCCTCTTGTTCCATATAACTCAAGAGGGTCTGAACCAACAACTCTTTGTGCTGTTTCATCCAAGTTTATAGTACCATTCCTTACACCTTGTATAAATGCTATATCATCTTTTTTCTTCTCAACATTTACATCTTTTACCTTGGTAACACCAGAACTTCTGAAATAAGGACTTTGCACATCTTCCTTAGTACCTTTCTTTCTTGCTTGGGCTAATCTTTCCTGCATTGCATAATCATAAGCCTTATTAGAAAGAGTTTGATATTGAGTTTCACCTACTGCATTCCACAAACCTTGTCTTGCATAATCATAAGCTCTATTAAGGATATTCTCATCATTCCAGTTCCTAATACCAGAACTTCCTATTGCATCTTCCACAATACCTTGAAGTATAGGAGAAGCCTCAGGATTATTCTGTACAGCCTGCATAATTTCATCAGGTCTGAATCCCTTCTGCATGATGGTTTCATAATATTGATTACCTAAGATTGTTCTCCACTTTCTTGGGTTTTCTCTTACTTCCTTAGCTAAATTCTGTGCAGCAGTACCTACTTGTTTGGATAATAGTGCTCCAGAATAGGATTGTGGTGATAAGGCTGGATTAGCTATAAGTTCATCTAAGGAAAGTGTAGAAGCAGGTCTATCAAATAATAGTGTACTATCCTGAGCCTGTAATTTCCTTTGTTCATCTATCAACTCCTGTCTTCTCTTATAAGCCTGTTCTATAGGAACAATCTCAGAAGAGTATCTTCTTTTCATATCAATCAATCCTTGCCTGCTTGCAGGAGTAAGTCCTTGTTTAGCTAATGACTCAGCTTGTTTAGCCAAGTCATTAGAATATTGTTTGTATATTGCATAAGCCTGTGGGTCTGTCTGTTCATTAGCCATTCTCTCAAAGACATCTGCTTTAGTTCCTAATTCACCCATACCCTCTTGAATAGTATTATATTCTTGAGTGTATGCTTGAAGTGGTTGAAGCATTTCCTGATAAGAGAATGGTCTGAACTTAGCACCACTTACAAAACTGAAATTAGCCATAAGTCAATCCTTTCTTCTTTTTAGTTCTTACTTTACCACCTTGAGCTTTAGTACCACCAGTATATTCACCTCTTGTATTCATTTTTAGAACACCTGATTTAGCTAATTCATCTAACCATGATTTTTGTTCATTTTCCCATCCCATATCACCTAATCCTTGTAAGAAATTAGTTATATTAGCACTTCTTCTTGCAGCATCTTGGTCTTTAATAGCCTGTCTCATTTGAGCAGCAGTTGTAGCCTGTCCTAATCTTGCTCTCTTAGCTGCATTTCTTGATTCTGCATTAAACATTGAAGCCTTAAGTCCAGTCTCAGTATTAAACATGTTAGTACCTCTATTGAATGCCTCAACTCTTTCTCTCAACTGTTGGTTATATTCCTCTGCTTGTCTTGCCAAATCACCGATGCTTTGACCATAGTTATAATCAGCAGCAAGTATTCCAGCTTGAGCATTAAGCCTATTACCACCTGATGTATTCTGTAAAGCCCTTCTTGTGGCAGCAGCCTGTTGACTCATCTTATTAATATAATAATCCCTATCTAAAGGTCTATAAGATAGATAGTTTCCAATAGGAGCATACCCTGCTGCCTCAGCACCTAAGCCTACTCCACCTATCATATCAGCACTACCATAGTCTGGTTTACTGAATAAATCTGATAGACTTGCTAAACCAGAGCCTATAATTGGTGCATATCTTGTCCAAGTCTGCCTCTTTCTACCTCTTTCTTCATTATCTAAAGATTTCATATAGTCTCTTCTATTCTTTTCAAAATTATTCAGTTCTTCCTTAGTCATAGGAGCATTACCAAAAGTTGTCCCATAAGCAGTAAATCCCCCAATCTCATTAGGCAATTTAGAATTTTCCAAATAAGGATTAGTAAATATTGGAGCAGGATTTATAGGACCTCCTTTATCAAATCTGTTGGATTTAATATTTTTTATCCTCTCCCTATTTCTTACTTCTTCTTGAGCCTCAGCTATTCTTTCCATAGCAGCTTGTAAACCTTTTGTACTTAAAGGGTCATTAGGTCTTTCCTCACTTTCTCTTTGTGCAGATTTAGCAGCCTTAGCAAAGGTTTTACCTCTTAACTTGTACTCCTTTCTTATATCATCAGGTATCTCCATTCTGTCAGAGAATACATAATCATCATAAACTACTTCACCTTGCTCAACTAAGTTAGGAGCACCTTCTGGGTCAACCCCTATTTGAATTCCTTGATAAGGATTTTCTTCATGAGAACCTCCTTCATCAATAAATGTAACTCCATTAGTAAAGTCTCCACCTTGTGTATTCAACCATCCTCCAAAAGCATTCCAATTTCTTGCATTCTGTGCAAAAGTAGCTCTCTTTCTTGTAGTAGGATTAGAGCTGTTCTTTCCTCTTCTAATACATGCTTCTGTTACTTTACCTCCACAGTACTCAGTAAACTTGCCTCTGTTTTTCTTCTTGATATGAATACCTCCACCTTCTGCAAAAGCATTATATGTATTCATCTCAGGTAATGCTTGGAATGAGTTAGGAAGAGAAGTCAATCTTTGTTTAGCAATTGCACTCATCTCTTGATTATTTAAGTATCTATTATCAAACTCATAGCCTATTGCACCACTACCAAATTCAAGTGGACCACCATAAGCAGAGAAGTTTGATAGTACATTGAAATCATTCTGTGTATCAATGTTTGAAGCAGTATTAGCTAAAGATAGTGCTGCTCTCTGGTTAGCAGCTTTAATCCTTCTATTTAATTCTCTGGTCTTCTTTTTAGTCTTATTACTGAACCATCCATCAGACCCTACTTGAGATTTACTTACATCTCCTATGTTTCTTAAAGAAGACCAATCAGACATCAACTGAGCATTTGTTGAAGCTCCTGACACATATCCTTCTTGATTCTTTATATTACCTTCAGTTTGATTTATAAAGTCTTCATTAAGGTTAGACCCAAACATACTATTGACAAGACCTCCAACTAATCCTACTCCTGCACCAACTAATCCCCCTACACCTGGTATATTACTGGCTAAAGAACCAACAGTTTGAAGTGCATTCCCAATACCAGTACTATTTCCTTTTGGGTTCATTAAACCAGTTACTACAGAAGAAGCAGTATTAGCTATTCCACCTATTCCACTTGAACCTATACCAAGTTTCTCCAGTGCACCTCCAACACCTGAATCCATAAATTTGTTAGTAGCATTTTGGTTCCAGTCTGCAAATGTGCCTAATACACCTCCATTAGCATAAGAGTTGAAGTATTTATGTTTTCTCCTAATTCTTTTCTTAGCCATAATATAATTAATTTTATTGCAAATGTATAAAAAGGTATTGAATAAACAAAGCCTTTAATTAAAAAAGAAAGAGTCCACAAACTAAAATGTTTATGGACTCCTATTAATTATGCAAAATAGTGAACAATAGCATCATGAAACTCTGTTCTATATGTATTAGGAGTATTCATTCCTAACTTAATATAAGCCCAAGTGTTCCTTATCCTATCCCTGTTATTTACTATTGCTCTTGGTATATTAGCCCTCCACACCCTAAACTTTTTCTTTAATGGAGAAGGATGTCCAAGTAGATTAGTGAGAAGGGTAGTACCATGCTGATATTCATTCCATACATCAAGAGTATCAAAGGTTTTATTGCTCATTAGATTATCACCATCCCAACTATCAGCTCTGAACTCTACTGTATTGAATATCTTATCATTTGGTTCCTCAGCATTAGCTACAAAGGTAATACTGAATGGTTTATATTCACCAAAGAACATATTGTAGTCTCCAGTAAACTGTTCCCACATCTTACCATCCTTGAAGGCATAGAACTCACTACTTACATTGAACATAGCAGGAACCCTTTCATAACTCATGAATGAAGTAAACTGGTTAATCAACTCTGAATAACATAGACAGTGGTCCTTATAAGTAAAATATACATCATTATTATTCTTGTCATAGAATGACCTATAGTTGTTATAACCAACAGGTTCCCAGTCTACATGAACATTATGGGCACTAATCCACTGTCTAAATCCTAACTTATCAGATAGACTGACTATTTCTCCATTAAATAGATATAATGAATTAGTCTCATTATCTATGAAGTATAGTCCAGAAGGAGATTCTGCAATAGACCACTTATTGGTGCAGCCTATAGTATTACTTATATATCTTTTACCACTTACTTTCAATCCATTAGTAATCTCAATTGGCAACCCATCAGAGGTTGGTATCTGAACTCTACTGTTGAATAAAATATTACTTAACCCCCTTCTCTGAAAACAGAATATCTCATTATTATAAGTGTTCAAGGAGGTTACTTCCCCTTTATCACCATCAAGGTCTAATGTTGTTGCAACATTAATTTTAGTCCAATTATCCACTTCATTACCAAGTATTTTTTCCTCAGTCCATGTAATACTATTAGGAAAATCATTAAGACTACTTATTTCATTCAAATATTGATAAGTAAAATAGTTATTACTCTGGGAATAAATTGGATTATAAAGATTGAATATAGAAGGAGTAATAGCTAAGTTGGTAACATTTCCTCTATTTCTATCATACCTACCATCTATATTGATATGAGTTTCACAATAAAATGATACCATTTCAACTACAGTATTCATATCCTCTAAGGTGAATGGATATGTCTTTAGACAATCATATCTTTGAAGATAGGTATCACCTTGAAGAAACTCTATTCTACCACTGTCATTAATATCAATTGGGTCTCCAGATACTATCCACCTGTTATTTAACAGAGCTTCTTCTGTTTTACCCCCAAATCTATTATCCTCATCTATAGTCTGAGTCAACTCTACAAGCCATAACCCTGAATATCCAGTACTAAAGGTACTGAATATAGCACTGCTATCTTTTGTATGGTCATGATTTGTATTACTATTAGGGATTATAACCCTATTACCATTTTGCTTGTTTAAAGCAAATACAGCATGTTTTCCAGACTTATATTTGATGCTTACAGGACTATTGGTATATCTTTCAGAATCTTTAAGATTGACAGTTCCTAATACTGGTATAGTAATTTTATCAACAAAAGTGGTATTTTCAGACTCACCATTATATAATTGATTTATAGTTTTTATATTTTCATAACTATTAGTAACAACACCAATATCTGAACCTACACCTTCTGTTTTAGAACCAGGAGGTATTACTTTATCAACATTACCATAGTATAACAGAGACTCATCATTCCTAACTATTGAAGTAGCTGTAACTTCGTTAGAATCTACTACCTCTACATTTGATATACCAGCAGGGGGAACCCAAGATTCTGTTAATCCCAGAGTGAAATAAGTAGAATAACTTGTTCTCAAATTACCCAATTTATTTGATTTCAAATTAGAATAGGTATTACCTTCATATCTAAAATCATTAATTAATGAGCCTTGTCTTTGCCAAGGTGATACTAACCATGCCCAGTTACTCTTGTAAACTTTTTGAGTATCATTAGTTAATAAGGGGATTCCCATCCAATGATACCCAGAAGAAAGAAGTCTACCTCCTTTATTTGTTGAAAAAACAGTTTGTCTTTCATACTGTGGGAACTTATTATAAAATCCATAATCTAAAGTAGGTTGAACTCCTGTACTCTCTGCAAGAACAGACCTATAAGATATACCAGAATGTAATGCAATAGAGCCTATAAATTGGCAGCCTAAGTTAATATTTGCTGTATTTATATCTCCAAATTCTATATCAGGAGAATGAAATGTAAGAATACTACTATCTACTAAATAGTCATTTACTTCTGTACTACCTTCTGCTAATGTCTTTAAAGTTTCTATCCCTATCTCAGTAGTCCTATCAGGATATACAGGATTGATACTATCATAATCAACATATTGAGCATAAGTTCCATTATTTGCCTTCACATCATCAGAATCATCTCTATTAGCTTCATCAACAAAAGGTCTAAAAAACCAAGATGATACTGCATAAGGACTATTAGATTCTCTATCTAAATTTGTCCATAGAGTAGGACATACTACACCTTGACACAATATAGTTCTATCACTATTTGTGGGAACTACTATCATTCCTCTTGCCTTTATATAACCAAGAGCTTTAGCTTCATCAAGTACACTCTTTGGTATAGTATAGTAAGGTTTTACCAAACTTAATTTAACAGTACCAGATAAGTTACTAGAATCTACATTAGGGTAAGTATCTACCTTGCTATCTCCTATATATAATACTTCTGACCATTTACCTTTCTTATTTTGGAATTGAACCCCGAATCTATAAGTTTCACCTCTTTTAAATGATGTAATCTGGTAACTATTATTATTTAATTGGGTTTTATAATCATAAGTTAAATTAGTTCTTTCACCAGTATCAAGAAGCTTATTACCAAATACGACAGAACCCTTCACACTCTCTCTTGCTTCCTTTGAGAACAATAAAGTTTTTATGTGAATATTTCCAAGAAATAAAGTATTGTCCTTTTGAGTCATGGTGTGAGGAATTATTTCTTCACCACCTATGTAAAGTAGTAAGGTACTATCTACACTACTTCCTGTTGTATTATTATCTGTATATCTGATTACTGAACCAATAACATCCAAATCAGCCACTCTTCTTACAACTGGGGTAGAATCTATACTTGTTCTAAATATAGAATATATCCTTATATAATCAAAATTAGTATCAGGATTACTTATAACTATATCAAAACTATTGGAACCTATCTCTTCTGGACTCCCTCCTCTATTACTTGCATGAGTGTAGTATATAGGTGTTTGATATATAATATTACTTTCAGAGCCATTCCTATTATAGTAAGTGAAGGCATATTGCACTACTCCAGAAGGAAACTTGCTGGCTACCTTAAGATTGGAGGTAACAGTGATTGTTTCATCCAACTTCAATTCTGAAATAAAATCAAATGAACTATTATTCCATCTTTCTATTGTTGTAGAGTCAGATACAATATTAATAACTCTTGGTTGATTTAATCCATCTACCCAATATATCTTCTGAATATTATCATTTTCATATACACCAATATTCTCAATAGGATAGTCTGTACTAAAATTAAGATTACCTGAGAATAGAAGTAGAGTCTCAAAATAGGTACCTTTATTTTCAAGTCTATAGATATTATCTTTTGTACCTTTTGTAAATAAGGTTACATAATTATTTAGCACATTCTGTCCAAGTAATATCCCATCAATAACTACAGGGTCTCCAGAAGGAGATTGTAATGGTATCTCCTTATTACCTCTCTCATTAGTTACAGTAAGAAGAGTATTATTATCTCTTGCAGTTATTCTGATATTCTGAGCATCAAAGGCATATTCTGGATTGAATTTAGAGACTGATAAGTCTCTTTGTAACCCTTTAAAAAAGTGTTGTTCTTTCTTTAGTGCCATATTTATTCATCTTTATATTTATACAAATATCCCTTATAAGGTTTACCACTCCTTAAGTGTCTTCCTATAGAGGTAGTAGGAACATTTAAGAGTTTAGAAGCAACTAATATTGAAGGAAAATCATGAGTTATATTATTGTTCTCTACAGATATAATTCTTATAGGTTTGCTTTTTCTCTGAGCTAATGCTTTTCTTCTTTCAGGATTACTCCATCTTTCCCTTTGAGTCTCACTCATTCTTCTCTTACTCTCTTCACTATGTTTAAAACCTTCAAGAGGGTGTCTATGGGAATTATAATAAACCCTCATTGTTCTGCTTAATAATTCTTTATGTTCCTTACTATATTTTATTCCAACTACACCATCACCACCATCTGTTATATTATAAGAGACATTCTGTTCTTTATATATTCTAATAAGTCTTTTCTCCGTTTCTTTAGCTTCCTCCTCCTCTAAATCAGAGAATAGTATTTCATGTTGAATATTAATCCAACCATATTTAACTATAGCACCAAAGAAATATGGAGAACTTATATAGCCCATTCCATTTTTCCATCTCTTATTAGCAGGTTGATTAGTTATACCTATATATACTTTACCTGATGGAGAGGTATGCTTATAAACTATCCAATTTCTCATAATATAAAACTCAATGAACCCTCAGGTATTCCTTGTTTCCTAAGTTCTTGAATCCTCTTCTGAACTCAGTTACTCTTGGAATCATTTGATTTAACATATTTGTAATTGATTCCATTTCTGATACAGAAGGAATCACAAATTCATTATTACACTGTCCAGCCTTAAATGCGTATTCTTGCTGGGTGTTATTTAGTACAGCAGGGCTTATTTTACCCATATCAAAAAGAATAGTGAACCACTCCTTCTTGATATATAGTTCCAGTGCTTTAAGGAAGATAGAGTTATCTGGAATTAAAGGAAGACCTTCATCATCCAACATAATAGCCTTATAACTAATATCCACCTTTTCATGTTTGATTGAAGTAAATATCACTCTACCTTGTGTCTTGAAAGAAGGCTCTCCTCTCTCACACCAATCTCCTTCCTTATGGTCATGGGTAGGATAGGCATTGAAATTATCAGTCATTGCTCTAAGTGCCATTCCATTCTTGTGTAATCTGACCTGACTAATAGAGATTAAATCACAGGGCAACTCACCTCTATACTCCTTAATATCTATTGTTTCCATCTTATCAACATAGACATTAGGAAGTCCCATTGCACTAATAAAGTCCAATGTATATTGAATAGCTGTTTCTAAATTCAAATCAGTTAATAATGGATTCCTAAGCAATCTATCTAATATAATCCTAATATTTACAAAATTTATATTGTTTACCATACTATTGATTTTTATATTTCCAAATATATCCTTTAAAAGTTTTACTCTCAGTTCTTAAAGGATTTAAGCAATTAAGTAAAGAGCCTCTACTACCTCCCATTGACTCTGCTGCAAATTTAACAGACCTATATTCTTTGATAAAGTTACCTTGCAAATCAAATTGTAATACAGGGTTACTTCTTACCAAGTTTCTCTCTATATTAGCTTGAATTTGCTCTTTGGTGCACTTCTTCCCATTTAGCAATCTTGTAGCCCTAACCTTCTCAATTATCCTTCTATCTCTTGGTCCCTTTTTCTTACCTTTATTAACTTTAGCAGCTTCTTTTATAGCCTTCCAAGGAATAACACCTCTTCTTTCTTCACTCAACCTTCTTCTTAATTCTTCTGGACAAGGTTTACCTAAGGTCCCATCACCTCCATCAGTAATATTATAAGAGATTCCTAAGTTTTTATAATGTCTTATTAAATCTTTCTCCAAGTTTTTAGCTCTTGCTTCTGTAAGATTTGTAAACAGGACTTGATGTTTTATATTATCCCACCCATATTTAAGTATAGCTTTCATAAAGATAGGGCATCTATTATAACCACTTCCTCTGAACCACCTTCTTTTAATATTGGATTGTGAGGTAATACCTACATAAACTTTATTAGAAGGAGAAACATGTTTATATACTATCCAAGTTTTAACCATATTTTAATTTCCTTTCTAAGTAAGGAGCATCTATTAGACCCTCCTTTATTCTTTGTTTAAGTCTTATCTTTAAATCTTTATTAAAGAGGAATTCATAGTAAGAATTATTGTTGTAGGTAGCTGACTCTCTATTGTAATATACCTTAAAGATTTCATTCTCCTCTACTCTAACTAATGTCTTATCTTTGAAAGCCTCTTCATCTTCATACCAGAGTTTGAGTGTCTTATCCCAGTCTATGGGAAGGTTAGTATGAATCTTTCCATCCTTTCCTAACCTTATTCTCCTATCATACTTTCTTATCTCAATAGTGCCCATTGATTTAGGAAGTCTAACATCATGACCCAGTAATAATTCATCAACCAAATGTAAGTTTATCTTTCTTATGATAGAAAAATATTGTGACTCAGTAAGAACATATTCCTTACTATCAGGCTTATTCTTTCTATAATACTTATATCCATCATATACACCCAATGAATTCCTTACTTTATACTCTCTTGGTTGGTTGACCTTCTTTATCCTCCTTTTAAATTCTCCCAGTGTCTCCATTATCTCTTATTCAAATCATCCAAATCATCATGAGCATTGTTTTGTTCATCCTTAGGACTATACTCAGGACCTCTTAATTCTTTTACTACAAGCTCAACCAAGGGAGGAACTAAAGCATCTTCTATTGGGAACTCCTTATCCTCTAACTTACATATTGCACCATCCTCTTCTGGACAAGCCAATTCTGATGCTTCCTTAGCATCTTCAAAGATTGCACTAAACCTTATTCTTTCAAGATGCAGGAATTGAGGATTCCATGATTTAAAATACAAATAGCCATCAGGGGCTTTTGAACAATAGATTATATTTCTCAGGAACTTATTATAACCTACATATCTCATTCTATCTCTACTTATATAAGTAATCTCACCTTGATAGAAGTCCATAGGATATACTCTTGGATTACCTATCATCATAGTAGTAGGAACCTTATTCTTACTTCTTAAATAGGAGCTACCTTCACAAGGTTCCCCACTAATAGCTGGAACCTCAATAAGGTCTAAGCATATATTCTGATAATTACTGTCAGGTATAGATTTTCTAACATCTGAGTATCTCTGCTTAAGCAGGAACCCCCTGTATTTTACAAGAAGGAATATTAAATGGTCTTTTGTGTAAAAACTATCATCTGAACTCAATTTGAGTTCATCAAGCACAATGTAGATTAATTCATTATATGTCATAGTTTTATTATTATATTATAAAATTAAACCCTTATGCAAAAATAAGTAATTAAACTTAATTGCACAAGGGTTTTACTATTTTTATATTCAGAGTATAAAGATTATGCTTCTACTCTAAAGTTATCATCCTCAGTACTTCTTAATATACTATCCTCTGTTATTCTTGGTACAAATGTTCTATTGTTAGAATGAACCAAAGTATCATAGCTCTCAAACATTGGAAAGTCTATCATACAAGTACTTCCTGCCAGACAGTATAGTGCATTGACTATATTTCTGTAATCATCTTGTGTCACATAATAAGACATTTCTCCTGCTAACATTTCTTCCATGAAGAAGAGAACTATTATCTTATCTACATCACTGTACTTCTTATATCCAAATTGAGATAGAGTAGTAAAGTATCTTGTGATGGCTTCCTCAGATATTTCAAGCATTTTATCCATAGCATCCACAATTAGAGGTTGGAGACTTGCAATTATTATTTATGAAGAACTTATTCCAGTACTTGATAGCCTGTGGATAGTTTCCTGTTCTAACACAAAGTTCAATTGCCTTTAACTTAAGTATCATATCAATGAAACCCTTTGGTATATTACAATCACATTCTACTTCCTTTAGATACTTGAGAGTCTGTTTGTATATAGGTTGTAAGTTAATTACAGTACCTAATATTTGGTCCTTATCAAATCCACATGGAGTATCAGTTGATGGAGTACCTTTAGACTTTACATACACAAAGAACATAGTACTGCAAGGAGAAACCTTTAAGTCTTGAATATTCAATTCAAGTCTTACATTCTTCATCTGTTGTGTACCATAAGTGAAACAGTATGATTCATCTTCCTCAACTCTTACTGGATTGCAACTACATTGCTCAGGAAGAGAATAGGTTAAATCATAAGCATCCTCTACATTATACACATAAAGAGGATTATCACTTGGTCCATTCATCACAAAAGTATCTTGGGTATCAATGACTATACTATCCAATAGGACATCATCAAAGTAGTCCTGATTATCTACAGATACATCTATAATAAGAAATCTGTTATCTTGTGTTATTCTTAATTCATTAAAATGTAGCATAGTTCATATTTTTAATTGATAAAAAAAAAGGAGCATAGTTAATTCTATGCCCCTTCTAATGCTATATCACTTAGGATAAAGTAGCAATTGCAAGCCCTGATGCAGTATTGATAGCATCAATTAGGGCATTCATTTCAGTGTGACTACCATCATCTACAGCAACCAGTGTAATAGTCTTTTCAGACTTCTGAACTGATTCATTGCTTCCTGTATAGAAATAGTGAATATCCAGTACATCATAAACTGCACTTGGGTCTACCAAGTAAGTAGTCTTAATAATGTTAGGATAACCCATTCCTCTGTAAATGTCACCTCTTGCACCCATACAGAAGTATTCAAGGTCTGCAATAAGATGTCCATCAGGAACAGTCTTCTTAGGAGTAACTACAGTTGCAACACCCCAAAGTCTATCTTCACCATCAACTGTAATAGTCAAGAACTGAGGAGTAAAAGGAATAAATGCCTGAGGCATCATACCAAGAACCCAAGGTTGTTCAGCTTCTTCAATGATTATCTTATCATAATCATCCTTATTAAGGTCAGATTCCTTAGTGGTAGCTGTTACTGGAACATCAGTTCCATCTGCTGCTGCACTATTAAGGTAAATATTCACAAGAGGAGTAGATTCTGTCTTATTCTCAAGGTTCTTAGCCAAAGAAATAGCCATCTTCTTGTAGAAATCTGATGCAGTCATTCCACTTCTCGCAATTACTTCACCATACTTGAAGTATTGGTCTTCCTCTGACAAACCAATGTATTGTCTGAAAGCCAATCTCAAGATATAATTCTGACCTGCTACAGGAGTTGCAGATACATCTGCATCAAGAGTAACTGAATACCTAACCAGTTTATGAGCCAAAGCATCTGATGATGTAGCCTTTGCATACATGATATTTTTAATATCAATCTTATCACTTGCTACAAGTCCAGCAGGAGACATGTACTGAAAGTACAGAGTAGTCTTTGCTGTGTCTGCCTTTGGGACAATATCACCAGCAGTTGTAATGGCTGCTTTATCTTTGAGAGCCTTTGCAACATATAGCTGTCTTACTTGATTAATAGAAATTACCATAATCTTTTTTAGTTTAATTAAACATTTATATTTATTCTTTATTTCCTGTCAGTTGAGTTTTACTTATTATGGCAAGCTGTACAGCTCTTTCAAGTATTGCTCTGTGTACTACAGGATTTAGTTCACATTCACTTTCAGTACTTACACCATTGATACTTAGTCCATCAGGTAAATCTTCAAGTATAATAGGAGTTGGCTGAGAAATATATCTCATTAAATATTTGTCCACATTATACTTGCTGATTAATTCAGCTAAATCATTTTTTATATCAAGTCTTAGTACCCTATCTTTACTTGGTCCTCTAAATGGATTATCTTTTGCTCTGTATAAATCATCCTGTGGTAATGGAACCACACTTGCCTCTATACCATCCAAGCAACCTAATCTACTATCCTTGAGGAATGCCACTTCATAAGTAATGAACCAAGTATCTTGTGGTATATTAAAGAATACTGAGTCTTGTGATAATCCCAGCTTTCCTGTAACCTTAGTACTTGTTTCATAGGTCTCCACCAAATTGCTCAAATATCTTCTTATTTCTTCTGTCTGTTCAAAGGACTTACCATAAATAATGTTCCTTCCAGAGTAGATGTCAATAATCAATTCTTCTTGAGCATTAGTGAGAAATGTTGATTTCTCATATTCATCAAGGGTTATATTAGGAGTGATACCAAATGAGTTAAGTAAAGTACTGAATCCATCAGAAAATTCTTTATTAGTCATTATTCACTTCTTTGTCCTAATTCAACACTTGCCTGTAAGTCTCCTTGGTAAGCTGCCTTAGCCAATTCAACTGCTCTCTGTAATATCTCACTATGAACAATTGGGTTAAGCTCACATTCTGAAACAGTGCTTACACCATTTATTGTGACATCACCATATTCAGAAGATAGATTAGTAGTGATAATTGGAGCAGGTCTTCTTATATATCTTACCTTGTAATTTGTAATAGTTTCATTACTGTTTACTATTAGTCCTACAGAGATATTGTTTATAGAAGTAGTAATTATTCTCCATGCCTGATATTTAACTGGTTCCTTATAAGGTCTTGACATAAGCCTTGTATAATCAGAATAACTGATTGGAACTATCTGTTTAGTTCCTGCATTAGTATCAACAGCCTCATTTATAACCAAGAATAAGTCAGCAGGTAAATCATATACCTTAGCTCTCTTATCAAAGGTGATAGTAGGAGCACTTGTATTAAGTACTCCTTGCCCTACCTTTATTAATTCTGAAAAATCTATTTGTCTTTTTGGTGAACCATCTAATCCTTTCCCATACTTATTACCTGCTGGTTCAAAATAGTTCTTAATTATCTCTTCTTGAGCCTTAGTAAGCAGTACAGACTTTTCATACTCATTTAACCCTGGAGCAGCATTGCTCATTATGTTGTTATAGAGTACATCAAATTCATTAGAAAATTCATTAACATTCATATCTTTATTCTTTTAGCTTTGCTTCCAGACTGAACTTCAATTCTTGTCTCTTAGGAGCACTTAAGAACTTAGCAGCTACACTTAAAGTAGGTTCTTCATTATCTCCACATAGAGGAGAACCATCAGATTTCAGGTATAACATACCACCTCTGTTACTAATTAGACCTTCTTCAATAGCCTTCTTAATCAGAACTTTAGTATCAAGATACTGGTCTTCTGCAACTCTTAAGAAAAGTTTTGGGTCAGCTTGAATTAGCTTGTTAATCTTCTCATGTAAGAATTCAATCTTAGTTGCCTTGGCAAGAGGTCTACCATCAATAGTTTCAATGATTACTCTTAGCTTATCAGCATCATCTTGAATTTTACCAAACTTCATGTATGACTGCATTGTAGCATTCATTTCCTTCTTAGCAGTCTTAGCTTCCTCACCTTCCTGTACAATTACAAACTGGTAAGTCATTTTAGGTCTGTCTTGCAGCTCTTGAAGAGAAGATGCAATATAGTCCTTGTTTGCTAAAAGGATTTTATATTTGATATAATCATCAGGGTCAGCTAAGTTCAAGAAATTATCTTGCTTAGTTAATCTCACTGTATAATTATCCCAGAAATTATCTACCTTCTTATAGATAGATAGAGCATTATATTCAAGACCCATTATCTCTTCAAGATAGGCTTTCTCTTTATCAGTGAGGGCATTTACATACATACCAGAACTTAATCTTGGTAGAGTAAACCATCTTACTGCTGCTTCTGCCATACCTCCATATAGGATATGCTTAGGGTTTGAAACTAAACCAGTTTGCTTGGGAACAAACCTTACTATAACTCTTTCATTTCTTAGGCAGCTAATAGGTTCATCATTGTCCTCTATTACTGCTTGTTTCTTTGTTTTTCTTGTCTTTGGTTCCTCAAAGAGGTTATTCACATCAGGCACAACTGGTGTTTCCTTCATAATCTCTTCATCATCCAAGACCATCTCACTAACTTCTTTTGCCATATTACTTCTCCATTTAATATCTTAAAAAAGAAAAAAGGAGAGGGAGAATTTTCCCTCCCCTTTTATTTTTATGCTTATCCTTGCAGAATTGCAGGAATTAATGACATAGTTCTTGTTGGGTCAAGCACACAAACACCCAAAGTAGCCATTCTGTGAATTACAGCAGAGTCCTCATCAAATGACATATAAGGATTACCCTTTTGTCCAGTGAAAGGATTTCTGATACCCCATTGGTATCCTCTGTACTCATTGTCACCCTTAATCTTACACTTGAAGATATTAGGTTGGTCCATAGTACCAATATACCAGATGTCATATCTGTAAGAGAAAGCTACACCACCATTTGGATGTAAAATCTTATTTCTTACTGGGTCATCATAGAATGGGTCAACATCCAATCTCACTCTAACACCATTAGGAGCCTTATATTCAACAAATTGGAAACCAGCACTAAGTGCATTGCTGTGAAGTTTTGATTGAACTTTCTCAACAACTCTTGTAGAGTTATTATCAAGTACAAATGTAGTCCAACCAGATACAGTCTTCAATACTTCCTTATGGAACTGAATAGCACCTCTTTCACCAGTCTTGATTACAAAGAGTCTATCATCCATTGCAAGTTTAGAAGCTGATAGTTCATACAGTGCATCTTCAAGTAACTTCAAGCTGAATGTATTATAGTACATAGTATTGGCAACCTCTGTTTGTTCAAAGATACCAGCACCAGTCTTAATAGCATTACCTGATTTACCAAAGTTCATGTATTCACCATTCAGATTTCTGTTTGAAGTACCCCATGCCATAGCATTATTCTTGTACTCATCAAATTGAAGTTCTACTTCCCAATCTACATAGTGCATCCACATGTTTGCAGTGTCCTTCACTTGCTTTCCACTTTCAAGATTCCTAACCATAGGAATACCTATAGCAAGTTTCTTGTTTAGCTTATTACCAGCTACCTTGTGTTGGATTCTGATTGTAGTCCATTCATTTCTCATGCTTACAGGAGAAGTGAATCTAACATCACCAACCTTTCTTGAAAGTTCTTTTTCTACAGGAGCAAACTCAATAGAGAATCTTTCTCCTTGTTGCAGTCTTTCAGCAGGAACACCTTGAGTATTACCACCCATAAGTTCTACTTTGTACACTGCATTAGTACCTTCCATTCTTGCATCACCAAGGATTCTAAATGGATATACTTGGTTCAAGTTACCTACAATAACTTCACCATCTGCAAACCAGTCTTCTGGGAATACCAGATAGAAAGGAGATGTACCAACTCCCACATTAGCTGCACCAGCAGCAACTACAGTACCATTCTCATCTCTTGCCTCAACAAGAGGAATGTTTCTCCTTGAAGAACCAATAACATCCCAGTAGTATTCATTATCATCTTCAAACTCTCTTACAGGGAATGAATTAAGGAATGTATCCAAGCTCTTTCCTCTATAGAAAGCCAACAGTTGCACCATAAGGTTTGTAGCCTTCTGAGGTGCTTGTTGGAAGATAGCTCCAAGGTGGTTGTCACTTGTCAGACCCTTCCAGTGTTGGAAGCCTAACATTTGAAATTTACCTAATTTACCAGCCATTTTTAAAAAGTGTTAAATTATTAATTATTTTTTATAATACCAAAGAAATCTATGACTCCTATGTCCAGAAGTTCCATTCTTTCCTCTACAGGCTAATGATATACTAACATGATTTATCTTAGTATGCTCCTCAGCTTCTCTGGTACTTCTATATTCAGCAATAGTATTTCCATTTAAGTCCATCTGTATTACTTCCTTATTACTATCTGAGTTGACTCTACATTTCTTTTTCATCTCAGTTACAACTTCTGGTAAAAGTTGATATTCTCTACTACCACCAGTAGTCATATTATATAAAGAGTAATTATTGTCTTTAAAATGGGTAATGAAGGTTCTTTCAAGCAAATTGAGACTGTCTAAATGGCAATAAGCCAATACTTTATATTCCCAAATCTCAGGAATATTATATTTTATTCTTGCTCTATCTATATAAATACCTCCATAATGTCTATTGAAATTATAAAAGTCTTTCCTTCTTCTGTCCAAATCATTTGCCTGCCCAATATAAACCTTTCCAGTAATTTTATTTACCCACAAATAAATACCAGATTTGTACATATTTTCTTTATTTAGACATCAAGGTCCCAGCCCTTTCCAATATAAGACTCAGTATCTTCCTCAACTCCTCCAACATATCTTGGATTACCTGTTGAGGTTCTGGCAGTGCTGCTGAGTTTATGCTCTAATTCTCTAAGACTTTGCTTGACTTCTTTCTTTACTTTACCTTTTACAAGACCATCAATATTCTTGAAGCCATCAGTCATAGTGAACAATACAGACAGATACTTTCTGAACTCAACTGGATTATCCATTTCATATTTTTGAATGGCAGTCAAATATTCTCCATCTTCTGTTTTAAAGACAGGCTTAGTAATATTCTCAAATGCTTTTTGTCTTGTAGTCTTATCAAGTGTAATACCTGTAAATACTTCCTTGTCCTCAAGCATTGATTTCTTTAATTGTGCAGCCTCTTCTTTAATTTTCCTTTGTTCTTCTTTTGCCTCTTCTTGAGCTTCCTTGATTAGGTCTTGATATTGATTGCTAAAGTACTCTCTGTTACTTTCCAATGCCTCTTTTGCATCTTCAATATCTGTACCAGCATTAAAAGATTTTTCAACTTCTCTTTTAGCTCTGGCTTCACTATAACCTCTGTTCCTAAAGTCCTGATAGATTAAATTCTTTCTCAATCTTTCACCCTTTTCAGTTTCATCAGTTATGTATTCCTCCTTGATTGCATCCAAATTAGCAAGGGTTTGTTCATACCTTCTTACTTCATCTGGTTCTACATCAGCTTGTAATGCAGCATCAATTCTCTTTTGTCTTTCATCTAACCTTGCTTGAACAGTCTTTTCAACTGCTTCTGCAAAATCTTCTGGAGTCTTGATACCATTTAATGTATCATCATCAAGGTCAGGGAAGATACCTTCTTCTTTCAAGGCACTGGCAATGGAAGAGTAGAAGTTAGTTTTGGGAGAAGTACCTTTGTCCTTTTCAGATTGGGTATCTTCCTCTTCTTCTTGATTATCTTTTCCACTACCTACGCTCTCTGGATTATCAAATAAATCATCAGGATTTATCTCTTCTTCCTCAGTAGTTTTTTCATTTTCTTTGTCTTCTTTCTCCTTTGGGGCAGGTGGAGTTACCTGTGTTTCTTCTTCACCCCCATCATCAGAAAATAGATTCTCTACATCTATTTCATCCCCTGTCATAATGAGGTCTTCACTTAATTCTCCTATCATATTTCTACTCCTTTAGTTATTAAACTGATGCAAAGATAGTAGGAGTTTATGACTTCTACAACATAGTAAGTGAGACTCTTGCAACTCTATAAATAAATTACTTATTTACTGCCAAAAGATAAGGGTATAGTAATAATACTACACCCTTCCCATTTCTACTTCTTTGTAGGTTTCTTTCCACCTTTAGGTGGCATCTTTCCACCTGATTTACAAGTCTTTGCCATAAATAATCTCTCCTATTCTATTGTTAAACTAAGTTCCTCTCCAAGGAGTTTTGCTTTCAGCATTACTGAATATAACTCCTGAAAGGTAGCTGTGCTATTAATAACTTGCCCTTTTATTTTATTCTCTCCCACAAGGATACAACCTAAGGTATCCTCAGCTTTATTACCAACATGGATTAGTACCCCCTCATATCCTTTCACATCTATAAGTCTGGGTAACTTTCCTCCACAGAATTTAGCCCATGACCTATCCTTGAATTTAGGACTTACAGTATTCATATCAATCTTGTAAGTTCCATAAGGAATTGCTGTCTGTCCATAGACCTTCTTACTCTGTATCTCCAGAAGAGATTGTGTTTCATTAAGACCTCTGTCAGTGTCTTCAAGAGTATCACATTCATAAACTCCATTTACATAAAGTTTACCTATAGTATATTGGGGTCCTTTGAATGTTCTTTTGAGTGTTAGTTTCATGTTGGATTAGCTACTAATGTCACATTCTTTAATACATCACCAGAGATTATATCACTACCAGACTGAGTTACAAAACCTGTCTTTGATACAGACCAAGTAACTGTATGTCCTTTAGCTGCCCTAACACTCTTAGTAGTTGAACCATTGATAACTACTATAGCATCAGCAGGAGTAGGATTGATAGTGTAAGTGTATTTCTCAGTGATAAGAGATACCAATTTACCATCAACTCTCTTTTGAATATCAATTATTTTACCCTCTATAATCTTATCCTTGATTACAAGGATTTCATCATCTGTTATTTCATTAGGGTCTCCTTCAACTATTCTTGAAAGGCTTCCAAGATTAAGTGTCCTTTTCATATTATTATTCTTTTACTAATTGTCTTACTTTACAAGTTAAATCCAAACATATACTCATGGTTAAATCATTAACTTGATTTCTTAAATCAAGTACTTCTTCTTCTAATTTACTGTTCCTCTCAAGCATTGTTTCAAGTCTTTGTCTATTATCATCAGACAAGTTCCTGTAAAAATCCAATGATTTCTGTAGATTCTCCAATAAGGAGTTATCTACCTCTGCATTATATTTCTTTCTTGTAAAGAACCATGCAGTCCATCCAGAAGCAAATGTAGTTATGATACCTACTACTGCTGTTACTATTATTCCAATATCAATCATAGTTATTCAATTATTTGTATAAATCTTTGGGTTTTGTTTTTAACATAAGGATTCATTTCCCTTACATTCACTTCTACTACTGTATGCTTCTTCTGGAACCACCTAAATAAGAAGAACTTCTTTGGTGGATTCACAGTCTCCCTTTTACCATTTATGAATGTGTATCTCTCTAACTCTATATCAGGTTTCAATGCTATAGTACTTGGGAATTCTAAATGAAGATTAGTCTTAAACCACTTATCTCCCACTATAGTATCCAGCCTTAACTGAGGGTCTCTAAATAGAGTGTCTTTTAGGATAATAGTGTCAGTTCTTTGTGCATGACTGGCTTCATATTGAAGCTGCTGTAATCTCTTATCCTTTATTCCTAATTCCTTCTGGACCACTTTCATCTTCTTAGTGATGGAATCATTGAAGTAATTAAGCTGTTCTATTGTTAGTTTATATACCTTAGTATCATTAGTTAAACCACTCAATTCAGCATCATAAGCCTTAATATTCTCAATAGAAGTTTCATACTTAGTAGTCAATTGTTTATTCTGATATGATAGGTAAGCTATAGCTCCCACCAATATTAGTATTATAAATAATATGTACTTCTTCATATCTTCTTCCCTTATATTATTGTGTAAACATAATAAAAATAAATCACCTATACAAGAGTATAAGTGATTTATTTGTTTTATAGAATTAAATTCCTATTATAATTAACCAAAAATAAAAAGAGATTTCAAATTTGAGAAATGATATATTGTACCAGATACTCTATCTGCCATATTTCTTTTTATTTAATTTTTTTTTTATACAAAAGATTCAAGTATAGGTAGAACTACTCTTGCCATAACTCTGCATCCAGTGTCATTCCAGTGACTACCCTCATTAGTGAAGGTCTTACCATCCTTACCTGACCCAATAGTAGCTGCTCTCATATTCCCATAACAAGCAATACAGGCATCCTTCCAATGTTTAATAGCATTAATATATACTATTTCTGTTTGCATATTCTTAACTAAAGAGTAGCAACTCATTTGAGCATCAAGGGCTGTCCACATCCTTCCATCTGCTGTAGAAGCTACTTTTAGAGTACCATCGTCATTTATTGCCCCAAAGTTCCAAGTAATAGTAGTATTAAAGATACAGAACAGTGGTACATTAAGACCTAATGCTTGTGCCCTTGCTTTAATAGAAACTCCATTATCAGCAAAGAAGAATTGTTCAGTAGTATTTCCATAATACCATGTATTGAGTAAAGGACTTGGGGTTCCTCCCCCTCCTGAATTATGAATAGGGTCCTCTGTAAGCATTAAGTCTGGTTTAAAACTAAATACCTCATTATCCATAAAATGACATAGAGATAGATTACTATTAATTATGCTACTATGTGACCCTCTCGCTGCATTAATATAAGTAATCATGAACTCTCTTGGGGACCATTCAACTCCCCAATACATTAACCTTCCAGTACTTCTACTTATAAGTACTGTTTTCTCAGAGTTTCTACTATCTATAGTGCTACTCTTACATCTCATATATAGCCTCTTCTGATAGGTTGTATTACCCTTAACTTGGTAATTGTTTAATGTTACTGAGGTGTTAGTATTAGGGTCTTTATAGGTAATAGATGGAATACTTCTCACAGGGGCTTCTTTCATGGAAAATATGAAATTATTAGCTTCCTTCCATGTATTAGTAGTTTCATCCAGTACTTCAACTAATCCATTTCCTCCAGCTATAGTAATCTTACAATTCTCACTACCTAAAGAATCAGTTCTATATATAAAATTATATTTCCAAGCTGCTGCTGGTATCTTAAATTGTATAGAACTGTTTAAGTCATCAGTGTATCTGGTAAGTCCATATCTATATGGTCCATCATCCCAATTACTAAGATTGGTTTCAGTATTCCAACCAGTACCAGTTTCTATAAAGAACTTCTCTAATGTAGCATCCTCATAATCATATCTTCTATATTCTTGTCCTTCCCATTTCAAGGCATCCCATATATGGGTTGCAAAATTATTACTCTGCATCAATGGGGGTCTTGAAGAGGCTAAAGGATGCTCTGTACAGTGTTCTGAACTTCTGGCTGTAAGAGAAGTTCCTGTATTTACTACACACAAGTCTTTATCTTTATCTCTCCAATGCTGAAAAAATACTCCTAACTTGTCACTTAAATTACTATAAGATAAATTACCAAAAGTGGTATATTTTAATAACTCATTGCCATCTGTATCTGTAGGAGATGGAGTAACACTACTATTAGTACTGTATTCAGGATTAAATACCTTTTTAGGGTTATAATCTTCATATACTGTAGCCATTTCTCCTTCTTCTACCATTGCCTGTCCCGCAAGAGCAGTATGGTCAGAATTAGTAGCTAAGGACACTGTAGCATACTTAATACCCTTTCCAGTAGGCACTTGGAAAGCCATTCCTGGACCTGAAACAGGTTGAACAAATGCAATATTTTCTATTGATGGTGTTCCTACAAGGTTTTCATTTGTATAAAAATAACCTCCTTGATACCCCTGAAATATACCTTCTCCCCATGCAACATACCACTGCCCTTCCCTTACAGGGAACAGAGTTCCTAATGCTATCAGATTAGGGTCAGCCACTATAATCTCTTTACTTCCTGTTGAGTATCTTCTGTCATAAAGTATATCCGCTGGATTTAATTTATTCTTAGAATCAGTTATAAATACTTCATCCTCTTGAGCATATGACTCTAACAGGTCAGGATTTATAGATACTCTGTAACTCTCATACTTAGTAGCCACCTGTCCTATCTCTAATTGATTATATTGAACCTTGTCCAGTAATGAATCAAAAATAATGTAGCCTTTAGATGGAACAGTGAAAGTATAAGTTAAATCAGGTTTCCTTAAAATATTAAGGATAGGGGCATTCTTCACTTGTTCTTTACTTGTAAAGAAACAAACTCTTGGAGCACCATTATACAATTGAAATCCTGCACCACTAAGAGTATATGTTCCTGCCTCCACCATAATATAATCACTGGAAACTATATTAGGAAAAGTATCATTACTAATTAATTCACCTACAACATTATCTAATGTTGTAAGTCTCCTCGATTGTTGAATATTTTCCTTATTAAATAGGTTTTTTCCAACTACTATCAACTTATCAGGAACATTACTTCCTGATAGATTATCAGGCAGTTTACTTTCTTTTATTTTACCATCATTAATATAGGGCAAATAAGTTTTAGGAATATACATAGAGTTACAAATCATTCCATCAGTATATAAAGGTGCTGTATGGCTCTCATTAATTAATACATTCAGTACAGCTATATTATATCCAGAAGGTACTATGAAGTAAGGCTCATTATTATTATTGGTCAATAAAGTAATAGCCTTACCTGGTGCTCCTTGGTAGTAAGAATTCTTGAAAAACTTCCCTGCTCCTACTCCATGACCTAAAGAGTATATTTGCCCTTCTTGCACAGGTATAGCTACTATACCATCATCTACTCCAGTATTAGGTCTTATATCATTGTTATCTACTGAATAATATCTTGTATAATCTATTGTAGATAAATCTAACAAATTTCCTAAATCAAGAACTTTACCTAAGTTAATTTCATCTGTAGCTTCTAAGTTATTTACTTCTTCTGTTATAGTCTTTTGACTTACAGTAGCAGTCTCACTATTACCAAGTTCTTGAACAACTCCAGCAGAGATAGATGTAAACCTACCATTATTAACCCATCCAGTACCATTCTTAACATATAATTGATAGATAGGATTAGTATGTTCAGTATCACTTGTATCATATGTAGGACCAACTCCATAAATATCTCCTTGAACAGCAGTAGAAGGAAGAGTATCTACAGTAGCTACATATCCTTTAATATGTAAACTGTTAGTAACTTCTCCATTGATTACCCAATACCCATCTGAGGGTATAGATATATCACCTACAAGTGCATTACTACCATCTCTCCAGTTTGCACTATCTCCAAAGGTAGTATCATCAATAGCTTCTGCACTATACCATTCAGTAACTACTGTCTTATCATATAAGACATAAGTAACCCATAACCCTTGCCTTCTAAGGCTGGAAGGAACTTGTAGCCTTGTTTGACTTCTACTACCATTATAAGATAAGAATAGCATATTAAACATTGCAAGTATATCTGTCAATGTTACCCCACTTTCCTTATCTAAGACTGCATCAATAAAAGTCTTAGGGAAGATGTCTTCATATCTTCCCTCTTGACTATTCTTTTTAATTAATTGTTGTATATCTTTCATATATTAATTATGTTAAAGGTGTTCCATCAAGATTAACCCAATCTGCACCATTATATAGTATATATTTATTTAAGGTAGTATCATAGTATGTTAATCCTTTATTGTTTAACTTTAAGGAAGATAAAGTCCAAGATGGTCTTTGGTCTGTAGTTCCTCTGAGAGTTTCTAATAAGTATTGAGTAAGATAATTATCTTTAAACATAAATAAGGTAGCATTGGTGATTACTATGTAATCACTTAAAACATCAGTACCATCAGTACTGGTAAAACTGTTATTACATATACTTACTTTATTATAAACATCGGAGAAATAATTTAAAGCAGAAATACATTTACCAATATAATTACTGATAGCATTATTAGCAATACTTATAATACCATTACTTACTGGACAATTTATATTATTAAATGAGGTAGTTAAGTTAATGCAAGCATCAGAATGATTGCATACTAAAGTATTATTTTCAATCGTAATTTTAGGCATTCCAGCTAAGTGTAAACAATTAGTAGAAATATTACTCATATAATTCCCTCTGAATATAAAGTTATTAACACTTGTATTTTCTACAATAGTTCCGACCTCAACACTTTTACTATTTTTTATCTTATTATTTTCTATAATTATATCTCCTAATGATGCTGCAAAAATAGGATGTTGTCCTATATTCAAGATAATATTATCTCTAATGGTAAAAGATTGATACTTAATGGAGTATATATTTATTCCTCTCTGAATAACCTGTTGTATAAAATTACCTTCTATAAGAACTTCACAGTTAGAAACATCATCACTAAAAGTTACAAATATTCCATGATTACTTACATTTTTAATAATGTTTCCCTGAATTATTCCTTTTAGAGGGGAAGATACAACCAGTCCATTACCTTTTCCTCCTAAAATTTGATTTCCAATACATATTACATCCTTTATGTAACTTGTCGCTAAGTGATTATGACCTAAAGTTAGACAATTTGTATCTGATTGTCCATTGTTATATACTATATTATTACTTACTATACAATCATAGTCATTTATTGTTATACAAGAGGTTCCTGTATCATGTGCTATATTATTAGTAATTATATTGCATGAACCACCCTGAGTTGCAATCCCACTATATCCAGTATTGTATGTCTTACAATTACTAACAGTGCAATACTTGCATGAGATTAAATAGATACCTTCTAAGTGAGATTTAGCAATCTCACAGTTATCAATTGTAATATGGTTACTATTCTTGGCAAATATACTTGCATGAGCATTTTCACCATAATCTTTGTCTCTGGAACCATGTACCTTACAATTAAGTATGTTGCAGTATGATGAATCTAATATGTGAATACCAGAACATTCTTGTATAGAGGACTTAGGGTCAATGCTAATATTAATGTTTCTTACAGTAACATTGCCTCCTTTAACTAATATCACTTCACCTTCTATATTATTTCCGTTTAAAGTTCCGTCACATATTAAACACCCAGTTCCCAGCACAAAAGAAATAGTTGATAATACTTTATTGTTTAAGTGAATAGAAGTATTAGAAGTACATTCTATTTTACCATTAACAAAACTTCCTCCTTGAAAGTCAAGAGTACATCCTCCTGGAATAGTTAATACACCATGACCTAAGTCTATATCTTTGGTGATTTTATATATCACATTTGTCCTATTAAACTTACTTCTGATTGCAGCTTGGATAGGAGGATAGATTACATCTGAGGTAATAGTGAGAGCAGTTCCAGTAGTACTATCTGTAGCAGTTACACTAAAGGAGGCAATATTGTTTATATCCATAGCTGCAATAGTAGTAACTACTCCTGTAGAACTATTAATAGCAAACTTATCTCCACCTGTAGCTAAACTATATACATAAGGAGCAGTTCCTCCAGATGCTACAGCAGTTGCTACTGTAGCTCCAGCAGCAAAAGATGCTGCTACACTTACCTTATTTATTGTTATATTTAAAGCCATATTTTTATATTGTTTTATTGCTTGCAAATATAAGTAAAAGTTCTTATATATGCAAGTAAAAGTAGTACTTGACTTATATGTCAAATACTACTTTATTTAGTTAGACTGTTACTACTTTTGAAACTAATGTTCCATCTTCATTGATAAAGACCCCAGGATTACCACTCTTGATACATTTATACTGCTGAGGAAAAACTTCTCCATCCACCTGTAAACAAAAAGTATCCCCTACTATACTTTTATTTGAAAACAAATTGGAATATTCTGGCATAACATCTAATACATCTACTATATCCTCTGATATAGGTGAAGATTCTACTTTTCTACAAGTAATCTCTTCAATAAATAAAGTATTAGGACCTTTCTGTCCTACCCTCGCATTATTTAATGCCAGAATAAAATAAGTAGCACCTTCGGGGATGTGAATATATAAAGAGTACTCCCCAAAATCAGTTTGAAGTGTCTCTCCTTCGGCAAGTTTACCATGAATAAAACAAGACACTTCATGTGATTCTATAATGGAGTCATCTTCACTATAATAGCTAACATTCCCTATTAAACTATTATAATTTTCTCCATATACACACTTCAAAGCCCCCTTCAAAACTATTTTATAATATTCATCTGGCTTACAAGTGATTTTTGTCTTTATTGAACAGGAAGATTTGCTTATTTCTCTTGAATTGAGTGCAGTTACCTTTCTGCCCTCCACAATTTTTCTACTTATATTAGTAGCTTCTGTAAGCCATCCTCTGGTCCAAAAGCCTTCAATAAAAGTCTCTTTCAGGTCTAACATATGTGGTGATAAAATTAGGTTTCTTCCTAATTTCTCATTATCAATATCTATAGTTCCCATCCAATAATAGTACTTCTTCCAAGCCACATGCTGTATATGTGTAATATCTGAAGATGCTACTCTTACATTTCTGCCTCCCTTTAGGAATAAAGTCCCAATAATAGACATATTAATATTAATACCCTCTACTTGTTCTTCTGTAATAGAATTGTTAAGGATATACATACTATCTAAAACACATTCTAATACATTTATGTTGCTAACTAACACCGTGTTTGGTTCTATATTAATAGTTGAACACTTTGTTCTTGTAATATAAACATCATAAACTTTTTCTGTTATAGCAATGTCAGATTGAGTATTATTAGCTAAAGTACAATCTTCTATTATTATATTCTTACTATTCTTCATGTAGATACCCCAAGAATTAGACTTTGTAGGATTCCTAAACCCTGAGATACTACATTTACTAATCTTTATATTTTTTCCACCTGTCAAGTCAAGTCTATTCCATTCTAAATCCTCTGCATGGCTAACAATATTCAAACCAATAATTTCCGTATTGTCCTTAAGACCCATCAACACTGAAGAAGATTCTGCATAAAGATTAAGAGTTGTGTTGTTACCAATAAGATGTCTTCCTTCAGGGACTGTAAAATTATCTACAATTTCATATGAGGCATTTCTTTTAAGATATACAGTTTCACATATTGACAATGCTAATAGAATAGAGGATTTATCATTATCTCCCTTGTAATTTTCTATATAGCCCTCTCTTTGTATCTGCCCTACTAAATTTCCATTACTTATACTACCTCCTTCAAATAACAAAACACATCCATTTGGAATAGTGATAGTCTGACCATTTAAATTATAGTCATATTGTATAATATAGATAGTATTCTCCTTAGAAATCATTGACTGGTTAAGCCAATTTATAGTAACTACATTTCCAGTTACAAGGTCTTCTATATCTACTATATTTTTTCTGAGATATACTCTACCTAAACCTGAATAGTCAGTAGTATTATAGTTTTTGTCTGCAAATGTTAAGGAAGTTTGATTCAAGTTATCTACAGTAGCTGTTATATCTTCACTATCTATAATAGATATACCTTGTATTCTCTCAATTAAATCAACCCATAAAGTTGCATTATTCCATTGATTCACTCTTTCTCCTTGAAACTGAGATAGTTTCCATTCTCCATCTTCATCAAGGAATGTAATAACCTGACCAATCTTCCTACTCCTGAAAGGAATAAGCTGAATGGCTTGGGATAATGTAAGATAAGATTCACCATACTTATCTGTAATATTTACAAAATCTGAAACCCCAAGTAAGAATAATTGGTCTATGAAGTCCTTTAAAGAGACTTTCATATTCTGACCATTCTGTACTATAGCCAGAATCTCATTTCCTTTTAGAGGAGTTGCAGCTCCTGCAAACTCAGTATCTTTAACACTGTTTGCTAATAGCCACTTCTCTATTTTTCTATAATCTTCTTGTGTAAAAAACATAGTATATTAGTTTGCATCTTCAACCATTATATCTGCCACCTTTAATGCAGACAGAATTGCATTTACCTTGGTTACTACTGCTGTCAATTCAGCTCCAGTAGCCAAGTTAGCCACATTAGTAGCTTTCTTTACTCCACCAATAGTACTTGTGGTTGCAGCAGGAAGTACATAAGGTTCTGAATCTCCACCTATTGTAGTCCATTCACCATTGTTAAAGTACTTAGCAGTGCCTTTATTAAGCCATACTGAATTAGTATCAGGAGCATTAGGACTTATTACTAAAGTTCTTATTGTCTTCATATCTTTTATTTATTAGTTGTACTACTTTTCTTTCTTAGAGCTTGCCTCTTTATACTTGCATCAGTTTCAGCTTTCTTTTTATCCAGCTTCAATTTGTCTTTATCAAGTTTAAGTTTTTCATCAAACTCCCTTATCTTCTCAGCAAGATTAGCTTTAGCTTCTGGACTATAATCATCAATCATAATTCCATCATCAAAATCTGCTTTTGATTCAGCTTGCATTTGAGCTACTATTATCTTAGTCTGATTATCTCTTATATTAGCTTCTTCCTTCTGGAGAAGTTCTGCTTCTTTCTGTTGTTGTTGCATAGCAGCTATTTGCTGTTGAGCTTCAAGTTGTTCCTTCTGAGCCTGTGCCTGTCTTTCTCTAATCTGTTTTTCATCTTTCTCAATCAGTCTTTGCTTTTCAGCCAAGCTGCTTGATGTATAGAGCTTAGTGATAGTAGAGAATGATAAAGTCTGAGTCTGTAATGCAGCCTGAGCTAAAGTATCTAACTTCTGTTGAAGCTCTTGTGTACCATTGCTATTATCTACAACCAAACCATAATCAGCCTCAGCAAATTCATCACCATCAATCTCCATTACCCTTGTAGATGTGTCTGATAATATATACTGGAACTTCTTGTTTCTACCTTTCAAAGCTACCTTTGCAGTCTCTAAGAAGCACTCTAAAGCTCTTTTCTTTACATCATCATGGATAGTAAATAACCACTCAGTAATATGACTTGATTGAAGAGTAGCCCTCTCAACTCCACCTACAGTTTCCCTTGATGAAACCTGACCCTCTCTTTGCTTAGATATACCTGCAACCTCAGACATTTCCATCTTAATAAACTCAAGAAGGTTAATCTGTTGCTGAATATAGTTACCTATATTAGTCTCAATCATTCCCTTTCCAGCATTATTAAGAGCACCTGCCAGCTTACCTGTAGAGGCTCCTATAGTACCTTCCTTGAAACTATCTATAACTGCAATATGGTTTACTCTTGCATAGTACATCCATTTACCAACATCCCATCCTTTAGGAACTTTAGATAAGTCAAGCTCTAAGATAGAACCCCAGTTTGAAGCAATAGCCTTATTTAATCTATCATGAATAGCATCATATAAGTAGTTATATGGCTTCATCATATCTACTAATGAGAATGGTCTGCTGTCATTCAGATTATAGATTGAACCTACAATACCAAAGTGACATCTTGAAGGATTATTCAACCTGTTATATTGAATCAATCTTGGTCTCATATTGACAAATATCTCATTGCCAATCATAGTTCCTTCCCATGCTTCATTAACCCAGAATGACTGTACTTCTTCTCCTGCTTCCTTATTTACTACATAATTCTCAGGGTAGAAGTTCCATTCTTCCTCACCAGTTTCAGGGTCATAAGATTTAACCTTAAGTATCTTCCTCTTTGATTTCCAGTATAATCTCAACACTCTAAGATTACCTGCCAAGTCATAAGGAAGGAGTGAATTTGCAATACCTTCTGTAAATAGATTAGCTGGGTCAAAGAAATAGGTTCCATCTCTGACAGTTATTTCATCACCAATCATATTCTGATTAACAAATCCATATCTTTCATCAATATTATCCATCTGGTCAACAGCTCCCTGACCTATATAATCAGGCATAGTTTCAATATACTTTATGTCCTTTGGAGATAATACATCATAATATGTATCTATTACTCTACCCGGAGACCAATAATCCTCAAGGATTATCATGTCAGCATCCTCCACCTTATTACTGTATCCAGACTTGAATATCCTAATCTTTAATGGGTTCACTCTCTCAATGACTGGTTCTCCACCTACAATATCACATTGATAGATTTCCTCACCTACAGTCATTGCATCCATGAAACCATTATTGAATGTAAGAGGAATATCATATTCCTTGATATAATGGTTAAGCAATTCATTTGCTCTTACCTCTCTTATATCCTGCCATTCATAGGTATAATAGTCATTTAGTTTCTCAAGTTTGATATTATATTCATCCTCAGATATTGAGGTGTCAGTTATCATTTCTTGAAGCCTTTGTAATAGCTCATTCTTCTTATTATCCTCTATTTCTGAGATAGCATTAGGATTGGTTACTACAACCTTAAAATCAAATACTCTCTTACTTTCCTCACCTCTAAGTACATTTAATTTACTGTTCATTATTGGGAAGTGGGAAATTCTGTCTGGTATATAGGCAGCTTTTATATTGTCAGGATTTAATATCAACTCCATATCACTCATATGAAGTCTCCCATTTAATAAATCATAATTTATTTTTTTATGAATAACAGATTTTCTTACAAGGCTGTAATTAAAAAAGGTTTTCTGCGAAGCCCAAGTAACACACCTCTTTCTCCATTCCTTTGTTTTTTTGCTAAAAGGCAACATTTGCCTTGGGAAATTTAAATCATCCATTATTCCCTCCTTTCTTTATATCTCCATTTGTAGCCATAAGCTGTCTTTCTTTTATGATTACAGCAGCAGCTAACATGGTGACCTTTTGCATTTAAAAATGTTTCTGCTTCTGTAGTTGAATTAAATTCTTTAAGTATCTCATTTGTATTTTTATCTATCATCAACACAGGTTTAGATAAACTTATCCTTATCTTTTCTATTATATCCTGAGATAGGGTTTTACCATAATTTGGATGAGAAGTTCCTGACTTAAATCCATACTTTAATAATTCTTTTAACCTCTTCTCCCTCTGGGTTTTCCAAAGGTTTATAGCTATTTCTCTTTGCTGTTTTATTCTTTCAGGAGAATGTTTCTTCCCATACTGAGAAGCTAAAGGACCTTTATACTTCCTTAGTTTCTCTCTGATTTCTTCAGACATTGCTTCTGAACCTTCTCCTCCATTAGCTATATTATAACATATCCCTCTCTTTTTATATCTATTGATTAGTAGTTGCTCCTCTCTACAGGCTAACTCTTTACTAATATTTCTAAATAGGATTATATGCTCAAAGTTGTTCCAGTTATACTTATTTATAGCTGACTGAAAGTATGGATTGCCTTTATAACCATAGCTCCATCTTTTCTCAGGATTAGTATAGTGGGTTATACCCACATATACTTTTCCATTTATTTTATTCTTATGAATATATACTATATACTTTCTTTCTTCCATGCTGCAAAAGTAAGTAAAAAAGTCCATTTAGTCAAGCACATAAGTGATTTGTTTATCTAATTGCATCTTCTGTACTAAATTTACTGGGTTTCTGAAAAGGCACTTCTACCCTCCTGTAATTCTCAGTAAAGAACTTATCATTCCCTAAATAATCCTTTGGTACTTCTTCTGAATCTCTTGAAGGGTTTCCTTGATATAGGACCATCTTATCTTCTCTATACAGCATAACCATACCTAATGCCCTAATTCTATCCACATTTATCTCTGGGTTAAATGCAATTAACTCCTCAATTAATGCCCTGTTTCTTAAGAAGTTAAGGTTATATACAGTCACTTCTTGGTCTTCTCCATCAATATTCTGTACAATAGTAACAGGCTTCATTAACCAGTCTCTTATCAAGTTATTGGCATAAGCATTGATAGCTGCTGAGGCATTAACACCCTTAGCATTAGAACCAAAGTTACTATACTTAATCAACTGTTTATCTCTTAAGAACTCTGGAGTATCAGCCAGTAAGTGAGTACAATTCATCTTACTAAAGTAAGCAAAAATACCCTTCTTATTTGATTCATACAAACATTTGGCATTATAGAACAGACATAATAGTCTTACTATCTCAAAGTTATCATCTGCAAATGCTTGCCTACCAGTGTACTCAGCTACAATCTTATCAGTCCATAAGTCAAGAACAAAGGTAGAAGAGAGAGAGGAAGATTCAGCTTGGTCATTATCTACAGGGTCATGACCAATAATATATCTTGTATGTGGAACCTTTCCATTCCTATCTTTCTCTGGCATCTCAAAGATTTCCACAGCACCCGGAGTATCATTCTCTACACCAAACTTTCTAATAGGTACATCACTGGTTGGTGTAAATTCTACCCCATTACTATTCTGTACTAACTTACCAATATACACATCATCATAAGCATGTACATCTTGGTCCAATTGACTTAATCTTTCAGCCAAAGCTGTAATAGGGAAATATGCTGCCTTAACCTTAATAATAGCTTCTGCTGGTGTAATAGGGTCCTCAGCAATTACTCTGAGAACAGACTTAGGGTCAGCACTATATTTAGCCTTGTATCTTGCAATAAGAATCTCTATAAGAGCCTTAACTACATCTGACACACCATCCTTATTATAGCATCCTGCTCTATTAACATAAGATGGAAAGAAGAAACCAAACTTAGGTTTACCTTGCTTGGGTCTATCAAATACATTATCCACAGATAGTATATTATAACCATCAGGATTATAAAGTAGAGTCTTGGCTGAACTAAAGTCAGACTCACTCTCAGCAGCAGTACCTACAAGGTACATAGTAGCAAAAGTATAGTCACCATCCTCTACTGACTTTCTGGTAATATCATAAAGAGAAAGCAATCCCTTAAAAGAACCCATTTCCTCAAATAAAATCCAACCTCTCTTACCTCTTAACTTTTCACTATCATCCTTTGCAGATACAGCAAGTACTTGATTTAGAGAGCCTTTCTCTATACCATATTCATCCTTATAACCCATCTGCCAAGACATTTCATTAGGAGAATTCTTTAGCATAAGATGTGGGAAAGGAGTATTAGAGAAGCTAAAGTTAATTGAAGGCTTGAACTTAGATAAAGTACCATCCTTGTCATCTTTCAAATATTCCTTCTGATAAGCTGTAAGTACAGTAATAACCCTTCTCTTAGATTCTTCACTCTCTCCAAGTATAAGATTATGGCTCATAATTGCTGCCAAGCTATAAGACTTGGCACAACCTCTCTTTGCTAATTCAATAGCATGTTTACCACTCTCTCTTGCTTGCCACAGATAATGGAATCTCCAATATATACCCTCAAAGAAGAAAGGAAAAGCCTCTGTTCTAATAGCCTTCTTTCTACCTTCTATCAGCTTATTAACCATCATAGGACAGTAATTCATAAACCAATAATTGAAGCCTGTAACCCATTCTCCATCAGATTCTCTCACATAGCCTTCATAACATCTTCTCTGCTCTTCATCCCAATGTCTTCTAAACTCTGAATTAGGGTTACTATTAGGCTTCAAGAATGTATAACACCCATGTTTCAAGAAATGCAGGGCTGGTTGTCTGAAATAATCAGCATCTTCAATGATATGTGGATTAGTAATATCTACTATAATCCTTCCCTTTTCATCCCTTGGTAAATCCCTTGCATAAGGTCTGTTAGGAGATATAAGCCTTTTGACAAACTCAACTGTTGTGAGTGTCTCAAGTAACTGTTCCTGAACCTCCTGAGGAAGAGTATTCATTAGTTCCTCAGTAAGCTCAGTTTGATATTTATTCATTGGAATCATAGCACAACTCCTTAAATTTTTCTGTATTAATATACTCCAGAAGAGATTTGGTAATAGCAGTGGTTAGTTCAGATATGACTTTGCTCTCTTCTGCATCAGTAACAATTCTACCAGAATATTCAGCACCAAATGCAGGTATTCTATCCTTCTTATTTACAAACCAAACCTGCATTCTATAAGTCTTTCGTGACTTAACTACAGGATTAGTATCTATTATCTTATGTAATACAAAGTATCCCTTTCTTCTGTTAGGAAAGGATTCATAATATACATTAAGTCCTTCTACTATATCATTTATTTCCATAACTATTTATAATTAAATGTATATCCTAAATAGGATTTCTTATTTCCTTTACAGCACTCAGTTATATTTCCTACTGATTTTGCATTTATATAACATGCTGCTTCTGTCAGTGACTCAAATTCTTTGGTGATGCTTCCATCAAGAGACTTCATGATAATGCTTCTCCTATTTGAAGCCTTCCTATGAAACCTTAAAATGTAATCTAATCTGTCCTCTATATTATCATCTTCAAATAAAAAGATATAACCTTTCCATTTAGTAGTACCCCCAAATAAAGAAGCACAATAGTATATTCCAGATTCAGACACATTAAACTTTATAGAGGCTTCATGAATTGATTCACAAATACTAATCAACTCCCCATTAAGTGTGTAAACCTTTATAGGTCTTCTCTTTAAACCTCCTACATAATCATTTCCATCAGAAATATTATAAGAGAGATTAAGACTCTTATAATGGGATATAAGACCCTCTTCTATACTAAGAGCTTCTTCTTTTGAGAGGTTGGAATGTAATATATTGTGAGTAAATCCATCCCACCCATACTTTACTATAGCTCTCCAAAAATAAGGATTGGTCTTATATCCAAAACCATTAGCCCATCTGAGTTCTGGTTTTCTCTTAGTAATTCCAACATAAGTAACATTGGTTATCTTATTTACATGGGAGTACACTATAAATTTATTATCCATAAATACCTAATATACAATGGGTTAGAGGTCCTCATATATTGCTTTTTCTTGTGCTCCTCTTACTCTATCATTCTGTGCAAGTTCCTTAGCAATAGCTCTTTCAGCTTCATCCAAGTCCTTAACCATTGATGGTATAAGTTTGATAATAGCACCCAATTCTTTAGTCTCCTTAATATCAAGTTCTTCCAAGTCCATAGACCTTAATTTAAGTCTATATTTATCCACAAGAGTCCTTGTATCCTCAAGTAACAGCTCAGAAGTAGTCTTAAAACTTGCATACAATGCTTGAGCTTCTTTCACAGTAGTATCAGGTTCCCACGATGGTTTCATACCTTCACCCTGCTTAATAGCTTCTTTTCTCTCTCCTTCATCAATTATATACTTATAATCACTTCTGGAGTCCTCCATAAAGTAACAATATCCAAGCTCTGTAATTGCTCTCTCCTTTGAGAGAGATTTATCTCTATTCCATATCTGTCTAAATGCTTTTAAAGCATAAGCCTCATCAGATATGACTAAATTATAACCGTCTCTTTTAAATAATCTCATACTGCTTAAAACTAAAAAAAAAAGCCCAAGCCTTTGATAGGCTCAGGCTTATATTTATACTATAAGTTGTGGTCCAGTTACTATTGCTGGGTTTTCTTCAAACTCCTCAATCTCTGCAACAAATTTAACATCTCCATCTTGAATCATCATGTGTTCAACTCCATCAATCTCTATGATGTCAAACTTGTATCCTATTACAGGATTATCCTTAATAACACCATCTTGCAATGAGCCGGGTTTATGTTGCATTACTGCATATCTCTTAGGATTGATATATACAATATCACCTACTTCAATACCCCTCACCATTGGTCCAACAGCTACTACTGTCTGGTATTCTTTTACTGAACCAGCTCTGGTACTATCTATAATACCTCCTGTAGTCTTTAGGTCAGTAGGATACTTATTTAATGTGACTACCATGTTATTAAACATGGGTTTAACTTTCTTGATTGTTGTAATCATCTATTAACTTCCTTATATGTTCAAATCTCTTCTTTACTCCTATCATCCTATCATAAGTACAGCTTAACTTACCTATTGATGGGACATTGAAATTGGTTCTCAACTTATCAAACTCCTCTTTGCTTAGGTCTTCCTTTAGAGGCAAGGCTTTGATGTTATTCCTAATAAAAGTCCAGTAGGACTCATAGGCTTCCTTTACCACTTGAGGTGGTAATCCAAGCTCTATAGATACCTGTTTAATTGCTTCTGAGTATATCATGAGAAATCAAATAATAACATCATCTTGAATGAACCATTCTCTTCATCTACTGATGGAATGTATCTTGGGTTTATTTTCCCATCAATGATGACTTTATTCTTTCTTAACTTACCCATGATGACCTGAAAGTGAGGAAGAGATATATCACACTCTTCCCTTACTTTCTTCTTAGTATCTTCACTCATAGTAACCTTATCAAGTATCTCATTATCTTTAATGACCTTGCTGAGTTCATATCTTTGCTTCACAAAGGAAGTTATGACATCCATTTCTCTCTCAGTCAAGTTATGAAAAGGTTGTAAGAATTCAAACCAATATCTAAAGAACTTACCATCTACCTTGCAAGGAATCCTAACTATTGAATCCACTTGCTTAGCCATAGTTTATTCTCCTTCTTTTACTTCTTCCTCAGGTTCTTGTTCAGGTTGAGTCATTAGTACTTCAAATTCTGCACCACACTTATGCTTGAACTCTTCTGAGATATAAGGTGTAGTAGAAGTAATTACTGTCCACAACCACTTCAATCTTTCATAGAAGTTAGCAAGATTAGCTTCCTGCAAAGCCTGATTCAACTTCTGGTTCTGCATGTATAACTGTCTGCTTTGTTCAGACAACTGATGTGCAGTATTCTCCAGTTCTTCATAACTAAGTTTTCTCACTTCTGGAGCAGCCTTGCCACCCTTTACAACTTTCATGTTATTCTTCTCTTCCATTTTTATTTTTCTGTCAGATAATTTCCACCATACTTTTGTCCATACATTTTCTCCCATTCATGTATGTGTGCCTCACCAGTTTCAGTTCCACCACATTTGTCACAGTAATCTATGCCATCTGAGTTTCTTATTGCTAATGAAAGACAATGTTTACAATATACAACAGGTATATTATTATATTCTTCTTTGGGAGTCTCAAGCTCAAACTGCTTGACTTCTGTACTTAAGTTCTCCATAAATTCTCTCTTTAGTAATCTGTAACTCCCTACCAGAGGTCCTCTTTCTATTATTGAAAGGTCTCTTTGGTACTTCTTCTCCCCAAGATGTTACATGACCTTTTCTGATAGCTCTTCTAATACTCTTGTACTTACCAACAGCACTATAAACAGCAAGATATAACATCATCTTAGGTTCATTGTACTGAGGTTCTTTTGTCTTCTTCTCTTTCATAATGCCAGTTGTTTTTACTTATAAAATACCAAGTAAATCTGTCCTCCTAAAGGAAACATACTTACTATATCTTCTCTCTTAATCTCAAGCTCTTGAGCCTGCTTGATTACTTCTCTAACTGTAGAGCCTATAATACAAGTGATTAATGTCTTCTCCTTTTCCATATTATTCATTTTAATTTAGTTGAGGGGGTAAGAATCGAACTTACAAAGGCTGGCTTATGAGACCAACTGGGATACCAATCCTCCCCACAATATTAGAGCAGGTAAAGAGAATCGAACTCTCATCCTGAGCTTGGAAGGCTCTCACACTAACCATTGTGCTATACCTGCATTTGAGAAGATTTGCTATTGGTACTTCCCTTTTCCAGTCTATGCTTATCTGGAACCCCTTATCATCTACACCACAAAGGTATTCATAGTAGCATAAGGTGTTACTCTCTCACTGTATGAATAACAGCTTTTAGTAACTTGTCGAGCTTCCTAAGTGAATCGAACACTTATCTCTTGGTTACAAGGCAAGAATAATAACCATTATACTAAGGAAGTATTGTACCCCTGACAGGAGTTGAACCTGTATGGGCAAGCCCGAAGGATTTTAAGTCCTTTGTGTCTAACCTAATTTCACCACAGGGGCATCTTTAATCTCCCATATAACCCTTCTTACATAGATTGAATAAGTACTTCAACTTGTGTAACTGAGTAATAAAGGCTTCACATTCACTCCTAACTCCTGCATAATCAGATGTTTGAGGTAACTTAGAATAGAATGTATCTGTTCTACTTATCAAGTTATTTATTGCTTCGTGAGGACAAGTGAAATCAAAGTTAGTTCCTTTAAGGAAGTTAGGTTCAAATTGACCTTCAATACCTTGAACTTCTTCTGCAAGAATGTCCTGATAATCTGATATTTCATCTATCAATTCATCAATTCTTACATGGATTGAATTGCTATATGCTGACCAGTGAAGGTTCTTAAACTTAGTCTTGAACCCTTCAAGTACACAAAGAAACTCTCTAAATTGATTTCCTTCATGTGAAACAGTTTCATGTTCAAAACCTTCTAATAGGTTCTCTCCAAATGTTTCTATCATATTGTTTTAATTTGATGTTACAAAGATATGTATTATAAAGCAAATCTGCATATTTTTTTTTTGTACCCCCTAAGAGACTCGAACTCTTACACTACTATTACTTCGCACTGGAGCCTAAATCCAGAGTGTCTACCAAATTCCACCAAAGGGGCATTAAGCTGTGGAAACTAATGGAGTTGAACCATTATCTAAGGATTTTCAGTCCTCCGCATAGACCACCTTTGCTAAGTTTCCATTAATAAGTGGGAGTAGTAAGAGTCGAACTTACTGAGTTTCTTATGTGCAGGTTTTACAGACCTGTGCCCTTCCACCATCAGAGCAGTACTCCCTTATAAATAAACTCTATATCCTTCTAAAGTAGTATTAAGATTAATACAAGTATTAGAGTGTATATCTTCTTTAGGTATTAAGTATGTTGTTCCTTCATCTGTTAGGACAAATAATAAATCACTTCCATTCTCATTAAAGTTCTTTATAGTTTGACCACTTCTATTTCCACCACAGGTCTTTAAGGATACTTGATATACTCCATCTCTAATCTTAAATTTGGTAGTCTTTACTTGTACCCTAAGTAATTTGCCCTCTCTATCTATGATTAAATCATAATCCTGAGAGTCTGTTATTGGGATGTTTACAGTATAACCCATTTTAGAAAAATAAGCTATTGCATAGCACATTCCAATGTCTCCTTGTTTCTTACTATTTATTGCATTTTCAAACATACCCATTATATTTGTTCCCCCATGAGGAATTGAACCTCACCTCATAGATTAAAAGTCTATTGCCCACAACCTGTCTGCTATAGGGGAATATGTACCTCCACTAAGAATCGAACTTAGAATCTTCTCCTTAAGAGGGAGCAGCTTTAACCATTCAGCTATAGAGGCATTTACTTGTACTGAGGGTAGGATTTGAACCCACTATCTTATGGATATAAGCCATCTGCATTTACCACTTGTGCTACCTCAGCATATTGGGGTGTTAGGAGAGATTTGAACTCTCACCCTCTTGATTCACAGTCAAGGCTTCTAACCAATTAAAATACTAACACAGTTCTGATAATAGGACTTGAACCTATAACTACTGCCTTATGAGAGCAGCCTTCTACCTATTGAAGTATATCAGAATATAAGTTGGTACACACAGAATTGAACTGTGATTGCATCCTTATCAGAGATGTTTCCTAACCTTTAGAAGATGTACCAATTTTAAGCATACCCTAATAGAATCGAACTAATGACCTTCACTGTGTAAAAGTGCTATTCTAAACCACTGAACTAAGGAGCAATGTAGGACACTTTAGGTGTGTCCTTAACCTGTTAAAAAAAAAACAAACATTATGAAAACATGAAACATGGTGGATACATGTGGGACTTGAACCCCAACTCCACATTGCAAGTGTGGTGTGTTAGCCATTTACACTACATGACCCATACTGGAGTTTATTTTTATTTGGTTACAACTCCTTAACTTCCATTCTTGATACAATCTATGTGATTACCAATAGTAGAGTAGAGAAGACTCGAACTTCCAATTTCTGCATCCCAAATGCAGGGGGTTGACCAATTACCCAACTACTCTATATTGCGGAGGATATAGGATTTGAACCTATACATCCTTTCAGACTACTCACTGTTTAGCAAACAGTTCCCTTACCATTAGGGTTAATCCTTCAGCTTCAAATAAAGTCCACAATGACAAGTATCATGTTCCCTATAATCAGAACATGGACATTTCTTATCCTCTCCTGTATTATGACAGGGACACTCACCATTATTAATCTCACATCTTTTCAAGATAGCATTCACTATCTTATCATTAGGATTAAGAATCCAACCTTGTTTTCTAAATATCTGTACCATAATGCGGAGAAATGAGGTCCCGACCCCCAGTCAAATAAATGACCACTTTGTTTTCAAGACAAGTCCCAGTCCCACTGAGTTATCTCTCCATTTGCCTACTCAACTCTTTGAGATAGGACTTAGTTCAGGGCAGTCTATGAGGGAATTGAACCCTATCCACCTTCTTGACAGGTTAGATGTTAGATATTTATTTCCTTCTATATAACTACCTAATGTTCTATTCTTTATGCTTCTACTATCTTTTGCACAGGTATTGCATAATTTAGCTTTTGCATTTTTAAGTCCTCCACATATAGGACAGAACTTGTTAAAATCTTTTTCTCTCTTTGGAGAAATTCTATTATTGTAAGTAGCAGAACAGGACTGAGAACAGAATTTCTTCTTTCTTGTTTCTGCGGGATGTTCCACATCTCTCACTCTTATAATTTCTCCACAATTTAAACATATTTTTGGATTTAGGTAATATCTTCTTAATGCTTCTTCTCTATTCATACAACTGCCATTTTGTAATGGGTAGGGGATTTGAACCCCTCTCTGCAAGATTGAAAATCTTGTGTACTAACCACTATACTAACCCACCATATTATGTATTTCTCTATGACAATTTGAACATACCAGAATACACTTTGAAAGTTCATTCAGAACTTTTTGTTTATTTTTATCAGATGGATAATTACCATTAACAAATCTACTTATGTTAAAGTCCTTATTATCCTCTGTGTGATGCCATTCTAATGCTTCTTTACATTTATTATATCCACATATAGAACATTGAGTTTTTAATCCATTAACCCAATTTACAAATTCTATTTGCCTTGTCCTTACTCTCTTAGTTTGACACTCTTTACATATATTTCTTAAAGCATTTCCATTCTTTGGAAATTGAATGTCTTCTAAATCTCTGTTACAAATTCTACATGTTTTCATAAAAGTAATTAAAAGGACTATCCTATCTTCACGGACCAGATAGTCCACTCTTTAAAAATTATGAAACAAAAAAAAAATCCACCTTCAAAAGTACCCCATTAAGGACTCGAACCTTATCTAAAACTTTAGAAGAGTCTTGTGCTTCCATTACACCAACAGGGCATTTATTGTTGTTCCAGCAGGAATTGAACCTACATTACTTGAGCCAAAATCAGGTGTAATAACCATTATACTATGGAACAATGTTCTTATCTTCTAATCATGATGCAAAGATAAGTCAAATATTTGAGATATGCAAATCTTTCACTAATTATTTTCAAGATAGTACGAAAATACTCCAGAAGTGAATTAAGATAATGGAGTTGAATCTTAATTCAAGATTCAATACCCATCAACTTATTAGCCCATTTTTCAGTATAAAAATGATAATAATTGTATTTTCCATTCTTCCAACAACATCCAATATAATTATTAAGCCAGGCATGTAGTATAGAGGGAATACCAATAACTAATAAATATAAAGGACCAAGTATCTTACTCTGTTTTACATGACCACATTCATGTTTTATAACTGCTTTCTTGTCAGTGTAATCTTGATTAATAAACACATATTTTCCAAGAGTTACACCACCCTTAGCTCTTTGTAAATATACTTTAGCACCTACACTTCTTGAGTCATCATTCTCTATAACACATATTCTATTATCTTTAGATATAGACCTATAGATTATACCACACAAATTCTGTGGTAACTGCCACAGCCGAAGCAAACTACTTTTTAGTTTATTCATACCTTATATCTCTTTACATCCAGCATTCTTGAGCTAACTCCTTGTGCATAGTATCTCCTGTCATTACTATTAACTGACACACAGATAGCACCTTCACACTTGACAATGTTTACATTCTTTATAACTTCTTCAATAACTCTTTTCATATATTTGTTTGTTTTTTAAAGTGTATAACAATCCCTTGAGCAGATTGGTTCTCTGCCAGAGTAAAGTTTCCAGTACCCCTACCATGATACTTCATTACAGGCGGTTAATCCCCAAGAGCACTTTACCCTCAACCTTTTCTCATATACATAGGTGTGCTACTGTAACTTATAATCAAGGCATTTTTTAGCAGGATTTTCACCTCATCCACAGGCATACCAGCCTTTATATAAGCTCCCTATTTATGGGAGAAGTGTGGATTACTACCCTGTCAGCTCCAAAGTCTGAACTTCTGTAAGGGATTTCTTTGGAGGAGAAATTAGATGTATAGTTCTAATTCTGGTGCAAACATACAAAAAATAAATGACATATCCAAATCTGGGACTATTATTTATGAAAGTTTAACTATTGACTATATAATATGCTGTTCTTTTAAGGCTTTTAAACATCTTGCAGTCCATTCTACTAATGGTTTATCATTATCACAACCCATATATTGTCCAGTTTGGAATATAGAATGTACTATTTCATGTAGGACAGTAAGTTCAATTTCATCCTTTGAAAGTTTACTACCATCAGGCTTCTTTGTGCTAATAGTTATTACCCTTGAGGGACTCTCTGTTTCTCCAAATAACCACTTATCATTTTCATCAACTACTTCATCTACAAACTGTATTATCCAAGTACTCCCAAATAATTTAATTTTTTTTTTTAATTTTTTTTTTAATTTTTTTTTTGATTCATAGTCATGAGGGAGATATACACCAACCCCACCTCCCCCATCACTTAGCCAGTGGGGTCATACCCCCGTGGTTTAAACAATTATTCATTAACAATTTAATCATTAACAATTTAATCATTTACATTATGGACAATCAGTTAAAATTCCATGAGACATTGACAGTTGAACAGTTTAAAGCAGCTCAACATGTAGACAAAATCCAAGTGAAACAGAATCCTAAGACCAACAAGCTGTTCTTCACCTTTGGTGCTAAGACAGGAGCTGTTGCAGTTAAGGGCATTCCACAGCATCCTATGGTATCTAATGTTGAAGCACCTGATGGCACATCATTCTGGTTGCTGCATGAAGAAGGCACTGGTGGTGCACCAGTGTTGGCAACATTCTAAATGAAGGAGGGCTTTGCCCTCTTTCTGTTTTATTCTTCTAAGCATTAATAGTATCTTCTAAGCATTAATAGTTATGGACAAGATAATTTGGTTAGATGGTCATACATCAAGTATAGCTTCTGATGAAGCCTTCTCAAAGCAATATTCTGAGAATAATAAATGGTACATGAATCATGCTGGTTCTACATTTGTTTGGATGGCTAATTGTTGGATGGAGATTTAATCTCTGTTCAATATACCATTTCTCTTCCTGAGCATTAATAGTACTTAGAAGAATATTATATGCTTTGAGTAGTCTTTCTTTATGCTTTGAAGACTATAAAAGAGTGTAAGAATGAATGGGTCTTAAATGTCCTTTCTCTATGCTTTCTTTCGAAGAAAGAGAGTAATGGAATAACTGGATTTACTGGTTACAATGTCAAACTAAACAGTGCTTAGAGTTACATTGGACCATAAAAAATGCTTATAATAAGCACACAACTTACATACCAATGGGCTAATTAAGGCAATCAATTGTGAACAATAGTAGCAGTTGACAGGACATATGCCATTAAAATATGTTAAGAAAGAACTAATAATTAAATAATAAGGATAAGATATTGAGTGATGTTACTTCATGTGTTGACCACTTAGGAGACACAACATACATCCACCTGAAAGATGAAATAGTGTGAGTGAATGGCAGCCTGTAAGTCCTGCTTGAGACAAAAGTCAGTAGTGTTAAGACTCAGACATAATTATCAATAGAAGAGGTAAGTCAGAAACCCCAGAGGGACTCACATATATTAACCGAGTAAAGGAAACTTAAAAAGAAAGTCAGCCTATTTAAGGGATAGTACACCTCTGCAAGTAAATAAGCTCATATTAAAGGCACATTAGCTCAGTGGTTAGAGCATCATATCCAATGATTATTAAAGGTAGTTGGAATGAAGGTCACTGGTTCAAATCCAGTATGTGCTTCAATTATTAACAAATTAACTTATAAACTATGGCTAAGAAATACAACAGAAATAATTGTGACTCAAGACTTAGAGCTACAGTTACAGACCAATTAGGTAGAACAGTTTCACTGTTTGGAACACATGCTTTTGAATGGTCAATAGTAATTGCATCAGACAATAGCATCACCATGCAGACATTCTCCAAAGGAGATGTTGCAAGAAAAGAGTTCAATAAATATAAAAGAAAAAGATAATGGAAGACATGATAAATACTGAGAAGGTAGTGACTATAATAATGGTCATTGCATTCTTTGCATGGTTGTTCATGGAAGACCAGAAAGGAGCAGGGGAATGAAGACAATCAAAATGATATTCAAGGGTATGTTATTATACATTACTATCCTTGTAACCATGATATTCATGATGGGTGTAGATAGTATTTATGACCAAGGATATTTCTTTTATGGTATAATGCTTGTGGCTGCACTTATATTTGTGTGTTATAAAACTATTAGTAAAGAAGAACTTGAGGTGCTTACATTATATAAGTATCTCAATGATTCAGATGAAGAACTTAAATAATCAATAAACTATGGTACGGACAATTTATGTGGTCTATACAGACCAAAAACTGGGTTATGCACAAACAAGAAGTATGATAAATAAAATGCCCTCATAGTTCAGTGGATAGTAACAATTGTTTCCTAAACAATAGACAGAGGTTCGAGTCCTCTTGGGGGTACATCATTTTATTTATTGTTAAACTATTGATACAAGGGAGCTGGTATGTGAATATAGGCTCTTCATGGGGCATGATTTGGATTTGATTATTAATTATTTGGTAAGAGAACATGCAGAGACTGATGGAGAGACATCAAAACAATAACTGACAACACTTATAGAGTTGCTGCCTAAATTAGGCTAAGCAGCACTTGCTTTGAAACAGAAAGGTGCAAACAAAGGATTTCTTGCATAGATTAATGCAAGTGGTGGATTGTGTTGATTTCTGGTCAACCCCAGTGGATAACTAACCACATCAAAAATAGTAAGCATGTGTAATTCTTTTATTAAAGATTGGTAAGACAAGGGTTCGAGTCCCTTATGCTCCACCTGCATAGATTTCTTTGTTGAGGGTCTTTAGGATGGGTAAATAATAAGAACCTGAGTGCTGATAGGTAAGCTATAAAGGGTGTTATGGGCTGTCAGACATTTCTACCTTGTAAATATCAAGAAATGCTCAAGAAGGAAATTCTAATAAACTATTATATGAAGAACTTTGAATACTATGGCTTATTTCTCTGGGATAATAGTAATCTTCATGATTTTCTAATAGATAAATTACATGAGGACTTTAAAATCAAGGTTATAGGAATAGGAACATCTGATAAAGCTATGGCTTTTAAGGTAAATATATTCCCTTTAGTATCTGTAAATAAAACTCCACACATAACTATTTGTACATTCAATGGTGGTAAGCCAGTAGATAGTAATAATATTACTGAGTGGAAGGATATTAAACCAATTATTGTTGAAACTAAACTTGAGAAGAGATAATAAATGTTGAACTAAAAAAAAAACATGACTCAGTTTGTATTTGAATTTATCCTTGTGGGATTAGTAGGAGGATTATTAGGAATCTTCTACAGAAATTGTTTAAAGGTGGAAGATATGATATTCCACTGGTGGTATGTAATACTCAAGAAATGGGTAAAGAAATCAGAGATGTATTGTGATATAGATGGGTGTCATACACCTAATATATGGCATAGATTCTTAGGTTTCATTGCTTATCCTCTTGGTTTCTGTATCTATTGTAGTACTACATGGATAACATTCTTCTTATGTGCATTATGGTTATTTAATTGGGAATCATTACCTGATTGGAACCTAATAGTAATAGGAGTACTGGCTGCAATAGGTGTACAACATTTAATAGTAGCTTGTGCTTGCAGATTCTTAATATTTAAACATCCTGATTTAGATGAAAACAACATTTGATTATGGCAATGATTATTTGCCTGAGATTTGGTATTAAATAACAAAAGAATGTTAAAGGTGGAAATATATTTGCATATATGAAACCTTTGACATATCTTTGCAGAGTGAAAAATAAACAAGATTAAATTTTAGTGTATGTGTTCTAAATTAAATCCAAACATTAAGCCAACTTCAAAGTTGGATACAGAAAGACTGGCTGGAGGTTCAGGTGCATTGGCAGCTAAACAGAGTAATGTAGCATTACTGAGAAGGGCAGTATTAGCTAATCTTCTTTGGGAAGATGTTGCATATATGGATGGCAAGAAGGTAGCAGAAGAAATTCAAAGATTGATACCTTTGTGTCCTGCTGTTGATGTATATAATATTGCTCTTGAAGCAAGGTTAATACAGAAGCTGAGACATACACCTCTGTTCATAGCAGTAGAAATGTGTAAATATCCTGAACACAAGCTGTTTGTAGCTGACTTGTTACCTAAGATTATTACAAGGGCTGATATGCTTACAGATTTCTTGGCATTATATTGGAAAGATGGTAAAAAGCCTATCTGTAACCAAGCTAAGAAAGGATTGGCAGCAGCTTTTCATAATTTCAATGAATACAAGTTTGCTAAATATGACAGGGATGCAGCCATTAAGCTAAGAGATGTTATGTTCTTATGCAGACCTAAGCCAAACAATGATTATGAAACTAAGCTGTTCAAGAAGATAGCTGACAGGACTCTTACACCACCTGAAACATGGGAAGTATTACTTTCTGCTGGTGAAGACAGGAAAGAGACTTGGACTAAACTAATCTTTGAGAATAAGATTGGTGGTTTGGCTATGTTGAGGAACATAAATAACATGAAGAAGGCAAATGTTGATAGAAGAGTTATTGTTGAGGGATTGACAAAACTCAGGTCTTCAATGTTATTACCTCTTGACTTCTTGAAGGCTAACAGGATGAATCCTGAGTTCAGTAGAGATATTGAAGATGCTATGTTGGAATCATATAAGAATCTACCTAAACTTCCGGGTAAAACCCTGTTTATAGTAGATGTCAGTGGTTCTATGGGTGGTCTTACTTCTGGTAACTCTGCATTCAATAGGATGGACCAAGCATGTGCAATGGCTATGTTAGCTATTAATCAGTGTGAGGACTATGAACTTGTTACCACAGCAGGTAATGATGCAGAAAGAAGGCAAGCATCAGAGCACATCAAGTATCCTCAAAAAGGATTTGGTGTATTCAATCAGATTATGGAAACCAGACACAGAATTGGTGGTGGGGGTATCTTCACTAAACAATGTCTTGACTGGTGTAGAAACCAATTTAAAGGAACCAAGTTTGATAGAATCATCATATTCTCAGATTCACAGGATATAGACTTCTACTATAATAAGTCTATCCTTCCTGAGCCTTTTGGTCAGTACAATTACATTTGTGATGTATCAGTCAATACAAGAGGTGTGAATTATAGAGGTAGATGGACTGCTGAGATTTCAGGTTGGTCAGAGCATTTTCTCACTTACATTGCAGCTTTAGAAGGCTTGCAGAATAAGTTTGAGGAACAATAAAAACAAATGTTGTATAGTATATAATAGACTTACTTCAAACTAATATGGAAATAGTTTACCAAAACATTAGTCTGTTAGTTGTTCTTACAACATTTTTAAAACTTAAAAATGTCATTAGTGTGTTACAGATTTACATCAGTAATCTTTTTAAATTATCCAGATAATCTGTTAAATGTTCTATGACATTTGCTTATAAGACATCATTAGTGAAGCACAGAGTTACTTCATATAATCGGTTATATTTTGCAATACACTCTTTGCACTATTCTATGATGTCTTTTTCTTATGGAGGGATAGCTCAGTTGGTAGAGCAGTATAAATGAAAATTACACTTTGTTCAATGTTCCACAGCAGTGTTGGTGTAGAATAGAGTTACTTCAAAAAGCATGTTGAAAGCTACGGGTCATTGGTTCAAGTCCAATTCCCTCCACACAAAGATTAGTGATATACAACACTTACTTCATATTATGGTTATATATTGAATTTTTAAGTAAGAAAGGAGTAGATTTTATATCAACTTTAGTTCCTTCAATGGAACACAATTTAAAAGGTGTTGTAGAATATTCTATCTTTTAAAGGCTATCAGTTTAATTACTGGTAGCCTTTTCTTTTTATGCACATTCATGTGATAATTAACATAGTGTTTTACTAAAAAAAAAACAATGAAAAATGAAAAGAGTGGAGCTGAGAGCTTCGCAGAAAACA